CAGGGTCCACAACCGCCGTGTAGAACAGGGAGTCGTTGTTTGAATTGGCTGTGTATGTGGTTGCGACTTGGAACGTATCGACGACGAAGTTGCCACTTTGGTCGAACGTTCTTTGAGCCATTTGGTCACCCAAATCGCTGTATTGAGTATTTTTATTTTGACGGAACGGATTGCCTTCTGACCATTCAACCAGGATGTTGAAGTCAGTATTGGCGCGGGCGACTTCCGAGGCCAGAAGCGTTAGCTTCGGCGTCATCTTTAGGCGGTCGGCACCAGGGGCAGTGTAATTCTTGGTTGTGAGGGCATTGTCGAATAGGGTGTCGTCTTCGTTGGCGTTGACAATCGTTTCGACCGTTGAGAAGCCAACCACGACGTTATTTGGACTTTGGCTATACTTATCGACAATGATAGTCTGACCAGTCACACGAAGCATGTAACCGTTTTGGTAGATAATACCGTCACCGATTTGGAAGGCATAGCCCGAGCCTGCCGCGTTGGCCACGGCCGCCACCTTGAACTTGATGTAGTAGTTTTGGGCGACAAGGTTGAGGGAGTTGATGCCTGTTAGGTTATTAACTGAACGAACCGAAACGGTCGGCGGATACAGATAGCCGTTACCGCGATCAAAGACGGGAGCCGACGTGATTTTACCGATACCGTTGGTGATGATGCCCGCTTCAAGTCCCGTACCAAACGATTGGACAACGAAGCCTGAAATCGAGTTGGACGGGTTGGAAATGGAATCGAGAGCATTGATTGTCCAGGCCGCCGAATTGACGGAACCGTTTGCCAAGTCGGCATTGCGAGGCGCAAGAGTCAACAGAACCTGATTGGCCGAGGCATAGGTTGTATAGTCGGCAGTCAGAACCTTGACGTTGGCATCACCTTGCGTGATGTAGTCGTTATTGGCAATCGTGCCCGTATCGAGAGACACCAGGATCGCGGGTAAGACGACGACAGTATCATTGTTGGAAAAGCCCGAGGAACCCGCAACGATATCGATATCGAAGACGGCGTTTTGGGCATCATAGGCGGTCAACGTATCATCGGCGGCATAGGTCGTCATTGCGCCTGTGTTGCCTGAGTTGGTGTACGCCAGATACAGTGTCTTAAGGTCGGGGTTGGTAGCTTCGAAACCGTCTTCCGAGTTAATGACAAACGCCTGAAGGTTGGCGGAACTGACAAGTTTCAGACCGACAAGCAATGACGGATCGATGGTTAGACCATTAACATCCGAGTCCAGAATTTTGATATAAGGATAGTCGTTATGGAATGTGAAGTTACAGCCATTGATGATTGTGCCGCGCTTGAAAATGTTGTCGGCAAATCGTTCAATCTGTGTTTGGGTTAAATCTTGTAGCTGGTTAAGCTCACGAACCTGAACGGATTGTCCAGGTCGCCAGATCATACGATAGAAATCCTTGGCAGGATCATAATCGTCAAAGTAAGGGCTTACATTGAGGTTTGTGCTTAACGGCAAAAAAGTGTATCCTTAGAAATCGAATATAATTTGTAGGGTTTCGCTGGTGTTGGCGCTTCGGGTAACTCTATCGATGTTTTCAATGAAGATCACTTCACCAGAATTAAACTCGATTTCAGGTCCATAGCGGGCTGACACCAAAAACGAGGCGGCAGAGTTTGCACCCGTGATAGTATCGCCACTATTTATGATGCCTATTTGGTTTGAAACATACATGGCGGTCTCGGTATTGGAGACGACAACCGAATGCAGCAACGCGGTAGCCCCGTGAGTCGTGGTGACAGTTTCGTTTTCATCGAAGCTTCCACTCTCAACAGTTCCTGAATATTTCTGTAATCCAATAAACGTATTGAAGCCTTTGGAAATACCGCTGCGTTGAACGTCGGTGACCGACATTTTAGCGCCTGAGTTGGTGCCGATGACCAAATCATCGGTTGCAAAAATGCCGTAGACGTTGGCCAGTTGGATCGCCACGCCGTTGGTGAAGTAGCAGGTTCCATAGGCAGTCGGATTGGCGAAGTAGACGGTCGCCGCAGTGCTATCGAAAAAGCCGTTGGTTGTGAGTTGAATCGTTGTTGAGTTCACCACACTGTTGACGGTCGCCAACTGGAAACCAGTGACGTTATCGATGAAAAGTTGATCGCCTTCCTGAATGTTATTGTTGTAGGGATCGAGCGCAATCGTGATGGCGTTCGACGTTGTATTAATCGTGGCGTTGGTCGCGATCAAGGATGGCGACACCTTGTAGACGGTTTCACCTGGAGAGAACGCGCCGACAGAGTTGGCAAGCGACAGCGACACGTTGGCGAATAGAGGGTCCTTAAGAATTCCAAGTTGACGGAAGCCATTGTTGGCCAGAATGGTGTCGCTTTCGGTGTTGGAAAACTTCAACGAAAGCTCAAGTTTGTTGGCCAGCAATTCATCCTGAGGCCAGAATCCATGGCCCCCCGATGGTGAAAAAATGACCTTAAGTTCGGCGTTGGATTGGACACCAACTGCAACATTGGCAACCACATTCGCGATGGCATAATAGGTGTAGCCCGCCCCTCTATCGAACATTTCAACGCGATAGATGGAGTTTGATGCCGTGGCATTCACCAGGGCTCGGGCACGCGCCACGGTCGTTTCACGTCCCGTGCCTGTGATCTTGACTTCGGGCGTTATGTCATAGGTCGTGCCGTTTTCGGGAGTTGTATCAAATGGCGATTGCAGCGTAATGTACTTGCCAGTGGTATTGCTGACATAATCCACAACTGTGCGATACTGCCCCGATCCTGTGCCCGTTGTCAGGTAGATAATGCAGCCCGAATAGAATGAGTTGGAGTTTTTTCCGTCGCTGGAAATACCATAAATCGAGGCATTACCACCAACACGGATATCGGGGACCGCAAAGGCTCCTGAGATATAGTTGTCGTATTTTCGCCCCGCGCCTTCAACTTTGACAACATCGATGACCCCCGCCACAGCGGTATCTGACACTGTGTTATTGGCAATGACAGGAATATATTTCGACGTAGAGAACGACACGTCATCGGCACTGGAGAAGGAATACATGTATTTCCAGGCATAACCATCCGAGGTGCGATAGAACAGGGTGTTCGCGCCGCTGATGTGAGAAAATGTAGGTTGTGCCGTTGATGGATTGCCTAAATTATTATCAAGGCATTTGTAAACGTGAATGAAACTACCTTCAGACACCGAGACATAAAACACCTTGTCCAAAAGTTCTACATCATGTTCGTACATATCGTACACATCGCCTGAGTGCCATGTGTTTTTGTTGATCACCATGTTGAAATCGGTGTTCGAAATGCGTTTGCCCTGGATCAAGTCACGATACAGATTGATTTGAGTTGATTGAATCGTATCGTTGGCGTCAGGCACCGCATTATTCGCATTTTCGGTGTGGTTCGACATGAACACATAGTAGGTGGAGTTCGATACTTCGTTGACCGATTCGATCAACTGGCGAGCTACGTGTGTCTTGAAATTATTCGTTAGGAGTCTTGTAGACATTATGATCCAGAAGAAATGAGTGTCGTTTCAGTATTTAGAGTGGCAGGTATCTCCGATTGGTTGACAAACGCACCGAAGTATTTCGTGCCTGCGACGTGCAACAGTTGTTTCAACATGTCTTCATACTTTACGAGCATCAGCGATGAACGGACTTCGTATGAGAAGTCCTGATAGTACAGACCGTCGAATAGCTTCTTTTGATTGGACAGGAAGCCGCCCATTTCCTTGTAATGACCCTTGGAAAATCCGCATGAACCGAGACGTGCTACGGCCGCCCCAGGTTCCAAGCCTTCCTTTTGCATGACGACTTGTTCGCCTTCATGAAAACCAAATCCCGTGTCAACAATCTTGACCCCCGTCATCGCCCCGACCGAAGTCTGAGTGTTGGCGGTCAAATCAAAGTTGGCCCCCATGAACCCGAACGTGCCGTCTGAAGTGTCGGCCTGAATAGAGATAATGTTAGCTTGGCCGCCCGATTGATCCCCAACCAAAATGGTTGTGGCATTGACGGTAGGAATGAAAATATTGTTGGCATTGAAGCGGAAGTTATCGACCGTGATAAAATTCCCGTTTGAGGCGACGACGCCACCGCGCGAATTGACACTCTCTTGGGTGACAAGTTCACCAATGAAGAATGGATTTTGATCAAGTTCGATATTAAGCCGTCCATAGTGTTCGAATGGAAAGGTTTTAGGTTCATACACTAGGGCAAACGGCGGAATATTGTAAAGCGCGCCTTTATTGATGTTGGTGATCTTTGACGGACGACCAATCGTGAAGGTATTTTGCGCCAACGAATTTCCAATCACTGACGACAGATTGGCGCTGGTGTTGGCAGGCAATCCATAGGCACCTGTGTTCAGCGCCATGTTCAGATAGGGGTCTAAAATATCTGTGTAGAGAACAACGTCTTCGCTGAAGTTTAGCGTGTTACTCAACTGGAATGATGCGCCCGAGCCTGAACCGATGGCGGAAACCGTCGCATTGGTTCCAATCACTGAACCAACAATAAAGTTGTTGGGCAAGCTGGTGAAACTGTTGTTGCCGTTGATGTACCCGAGATTAAGTGAAACTGTCTGAACCGTCGCCGTCGCCCCTGAAGTCGCGCCGACAATTGTGCCGCCGACAACAAACGATGAATGCACGTTCAACAGTGTCATCGAACCGTTCGAACCGATGCCGAACACATAGTTATTCAGAGTGGCATTGGTGCTTTTGACATTCGAGCCATTGACGATATTGAATTGATAGATTTCCTCACCGCGCACAAAAGAACCAACCAAGTTCGACGTGGTGATTGTCGAGTTCGATGAAAACCCAATGACATTGCCAGTGGCCGTCACATCAAGAAACGCATTGATGTTGGCACTCATGGCATTGGCATAGGAATAAAGCTGAGTTGAGTTTAGGTTTCCTGAATCGTAGCGACATAGCAGGGTTCCCGCCGTTGAGTTGGACTCGGTAACGGCAAGAATTGAACCTTGACCTTGCAACACATTGTTCGCGTTGTAAGTGTAGACGTTCGCGCCAACCGTCCAGGTATTGTTTGCTTGACGGTATGCGATATTGGCCAGTGGTTGAGAAATACCTTCGAATAAGTCGTAATATGTGACAGGATCACCTGCATTGACGTTGCTTAAGACCAGAACCTGTTCGGAAATGAAGACATTGGCATTGGCCGTGAAAGCATAACCCGAGTTGGCCACGCTGAAATTGACCAGCCCAACGATATCCGAAACGCTGGTGACGCGTCCAATTGCTTGTTCACCTTTATTCGATGAAATGTTGACTTCATCACCAACCTTATAGAGTTCCGACACGCCGTCGTCATTGATTTCAACGGTCGTCAAAGACCCAATCATGCGAGGAGATTGGTCAGGCGGAACACTCCCATCAGTCGCCGTGATGATTTCATTCGTTTCAAAGGTGCCGTTGATGGCCGATATGTAGAGAATATCGATGAACCGTCCCTTGATCGTGCGACGAATAAGGGATTCGGCAAAGGCTGTGGCCCCCGATGACAAGCCGACAATCTGTTTGTTGATGAACTTGTCGGTGTTATTATTCAATGAGACTTCAATGTAACGCGGAACGAACCACTCACCGTCCGACAACTTGAATACGTCATCGCCTGGATAGTAGAAGGTCGCGCCGACCCCGAAGACGATGCGAAACAAAAGGTCCAGGGCGCGTTCGGTGCCCTTGGCACGGTAGATATCGAGCGCGTGCTTGACCAGCATACGCGTCTTAGTTTGAGTTTCGAACTGAATACCTTGGAGGTATTTTTGTTTGAAATACAGAACAAAGTCATCGGTTGTCTTGTCGATATCGTCATAATCATAGAGACGGCGGATATGATAGTTGGCATTGCCTTTGCTGGCCAGCGTGCCGTATCCAAGTCCCGACCCTGAAATATCCGAGGCTGTAGTCAACACGAGGTTGGTGTTATCGATGACCGAGGATACTGTGTAATTGCGGTAGTCGCCGTCTTCGTCATAAATGGCAATACCATCACCTGCCACATAAACAGTGGTGAACTCGGTATCGGTTCCAACTACATTGGCAGATTTGGGCGAAATCGTCACCGAACCATGCAACACGGGCGTTGCAATTAACGTCTGTGTTTCAAGCCAACGATAGTATGCCTTGACAAACTCGATGAACATCGGTCCATCGGTTCTAAAAAACTCGGGAAAGTTATACTCAATTAAATTACTGACAGTTTTTTCTGTTACAGTATCAAAATCAATATTAGCCATTTATTCTTTTGAAACCTTTAACATAACCATCAGGTTGTGTTCCCGCTTGTCCGTAAAAACGCAATAAAGAAATAGGATCGTAATACCATGTTTTTCCTTTAGCCGATCCATATTTTTCAGAGCGCTCTGCGGCTGTTAAGGTAGAATTATATAATGGCACTCTAAGTTTTGCCTTTGCAGATATTATTGCTTTTGTTTGTTCGGTGTGAGTTTTTCCGATGCGACGTTTGTTTCCTTTAGCGGCATTGGAGATTTTTTCGCGAGCTTCGGCAGTGTGCTTTATACCTAATCTCCGTGTATGCCCTTTAGCGGCATTGGAGATTTTTCCGCGAGCTTCGGCAGTGTGAGTTTTTCCATACATCCAATTATTTTCACCACGACATAATTTTCGCGCCATGGTATAATTCAATGAACATCTACCAGTTTGATATTTGTTTGATGATTGCATTTTAGACAGAGCCGCGACCATACGCTTTTTATGTTTTGGAATAATAGCTTTTACTAAACAACAATGCGCCACATAATGTTCTTTCGCAGTAAGCAACACTTGCTTTTTTCCACCTAGGGATTTTGGAATTATATGATGCGATTCCAGATATACATCTGTTGATTTTTTTCTATTTTCTATTTTAGCTTTATCAATAATAGAAAAATACCACTTGCTATACTTATTGTCTTGAAACATGATTGCCTTAGTTTAGATTTATTTTATTAGCAACCATATTTATGTTACCTCCAGATTTCACATTTATATCTGATCCAGCATTAATGTTCAGTTGACCATCAGTGCCGACGTAGGCACTTGAGGCCCGCGCATTGAGCTTACCCATAACCGCCGCGGCCATATCGCCACCTGCGAATACACCCGCGTCGCCTGCGACTTCGATGTGAGCCCCGCCCGCCACCAGAAAACGTGTATGCCCTGAGAACTTCACGTCTCCGCATTCATCCACTGAAAATGTCGCGCCACCTTTACCGTAGGACTTCGAGTCCCCAACGGTATAATTGATTTGTTTGCCGTCTGCCGAAATCTCGGTGTACGTGCCCGAAGCGTGTTGAATGAATATGCGTTCGTGCCCAGGCGTGTTGTCAATCTGGACTTGATGCCCCGAGGGCCATTCAGTGACTTGGTTGTAAGGATACTCGGCGTTGTAACTTGATTTATCGACGCGTTTGCTTGAGTTGCTATTATCGGGCATTAGGTTCCAGTGTTGTCAGCGGGGTTTTGCAGGATGATGCACGTTTGTTTTTGAGTCATCATTTCTGGTGTTAGAGTTGAATCATCGGCAGACAGAAGATAATTGCAATCATACTTTTGTTGATCCTGTTTGCTTGATGAATTCGATTTAAAGAGTTGAGCCAACTGTTGAAGGATGGCCGAAAAGTTTCCTGCCCCAATCGATTCAATGGATGTTGGGTTGCCGTTCACTTGCTTTAGGTTTTGAATGGCTGACAGGGCATTCTGTACGACTGCCGACTTGTTTTGAATCGTCTGTTGAATGAACTGTTGTGGGTCCTTACCCATGGACTTGAAGACGCCAATCGTGCCGCCATCGGGGTCTTTTGACGTAGATCGATTTTGATAGTTGTCGGTTGTCGGTGCTTGACTATGGGCAAAGTCAACTCTATCGCGTTCGGACTTGCGACCGTCGCGCCCATCCGAGTCACGGCGTTGGCGAGCTTCCCGAGTCGTCTTCTGTTCGTAGACACGCTTGAGATTGGTTCCCCAGGCAAAGTTGCCCGAACCGTGTTGGGCTTGACTTAAATCGGCCTTTGTATGGACATTATCGGTTTGCCCCTTGCCTTGCGTGGCACTGTTGATCGTCTTGTTATCGTCTTTTTTGTCGTTCGGTAGCGTGCCAGTGATCAACCAATCCTGCCCATGCATCCCAAAGGCTTCACACGTAACCATGGTGCCAGGAAGCAAGCCGTGCGTCGTGGTGGCCGTCTGCATTGAGGGCGTTGTGGTTGAATTACGCACCTTAACCCAAGGCAGCATTTCATCGGGAATATTGGCTTCGTCGTCATGATGCCCGACGACGCGGATTTGCACGCGTCCCGATTTCAGCGGGTCCATAACATTGACGACCAGGGCGCGGTTTGATGAACCGCCTTGCGCACCAACTACTTTGCTAGTGTCATATGGATTTGGATGATAAGATGCCATTAAATTTGAACTGCCCGCATGATTGTGGTGCCTTGAACTTCACGATCATCAAAATAACATTCGTGGTTCACATCAGCGACCAACATTTGACCGCCGACCGTTTGGGCACTGTTGTTATCAGCGTCACCAATTGGCGGCAAAAGATCGGCTGTGATGCCTTTCCCAACCGTGACGTTGAAGCCTGTTTGGCATGGCACCTTGATTAGATAGTTGGTGCCGTCTTTCACGCGCGCCTGGAATGCGTTTTGAGCTACCATATTTATCTGTTGATCCGTGCTCGGAGCTTGCCGACGCGAGTCGGTTTGCATGACGTTTGGTAGGCCGCCCATGCGTCCGCGCGTAAACTGTGACGCTACGCTTCCTGCGATTCCTTGCGCCGCCGTCGCAAAGGCGTTCAATAGGGCCTCAGTGCCAAGGTTTTGATCCCATAAATTCGCCGCCCCCATCGCCGCCGCCGACACCGCTGCCATTGCCCCGCGTTGTCTGTCTTTATCTTCGTCAACCTTGGTCGTACCATGAATGATCGAACGATAAATGTCACCGCCGCCCATGGCCTCCAGATAGTTGGTGCCCCAGGTTTGTTTCTGAATGAAGTGTTCCTGCGATCCCATGGTCATAAACAAAACTTCCAATGGAGCCATGACATACTGGTAACGGTCGCGGAAATACACCGTCGAACCTGTATCAATGCCGCCATAGGACAAGCGTTCAAGAATATCCTTGATGGCCTTGAACGGTTTCTTGTTGTTGGTATTGTAACCACCGCTTTCCGTCTTGGCGATCAATCCAAGCGATGCCATGACGATATTCAACGTCGCGTCCCCGCCCACGTACTGTTCATGGATTTGCGCCGCCGCCGCGGTACCAGGAATGTTCATAAACGATTGTTGAACGATATTGGCGCGATTATTAAAGAATGATTCCGTCGCCGTTCGGATACTGTAGAACATAGTGCGATAGTTGTCATTAATTTCAGTTTCGTCAATCGACAGAATGTATTGAACTGAATCATAAATTGACTTGGAATTTTGCATTCCGTTGTCAACCGCAAACTCTATACGTTCCCCACCTTTGAGCCCGAGATTGTTGATGATGTTACCACTATCATTAACTGAAATGGTTGCCGTGATATACGGTTTGCACATCGTTTCAAAAATGGAAATACCCTGAATTTGTGGAGTTACATTAATTCCTTTGATTGTGCAGCCTCTTAGAGCTACCTTACAGGGTTGAATAATATCTGGCATTAGGTATTCAATTGCTTTCTTAGTTGTTCGCTGATCTTGGGGGCGTACTCGGACGCGATAATCAGCAAATCCTTGCGGCTTTCATTCAAGGCAAACTCGTAGTCATAGGCTGTCACAGGGTCCCAAAATACCGCCTCAAGATCACTAATAGAAATCTGCACAACATTGGATTGGTTGGTCGTGACGCTGACGTTGCTGGTTTCCCCAATTAAGGTTCGCGTGACTGTAGAGTTGGCCGTGGTGTTGCCCGAGACGTGTTGAATCATCACGTCTGAACTGTTGGATGTGACGACATACCCCAAGCCAATTTCATTACCGATGCCATCCCAAATGTGCAGACGTTCATCGGTCGTGAATGTCGAAGTCGCGTTGACCGTAAAATTCATGATGCGATTGGTTGAAACCGTCCAGTCTTCGCCGCGTCGAATGTAACGAAGGATTTTCAGATTGTCGGCAAATTCAGGTGTATAGTATTTCTTGAGCACAGGGGCCAAATTGTTTTCGTAATATGAGGGCGTCAAGGTTTCCTCAAGCTTGCCCCAATTATTTTGATAATAAAGAATTGTCTTCACGGCATCTTCATAGGAACCGTACTTCGTTGCAATGAAGTCATCAAATTCAAGTTCCGACAGATACCAGTTGTAATAAGGATCGGTGATGTTGTTGGTCAACCAGATCAACCAGTCCATTTCGGCGTCGCCATAGTAGGCATCGGCCAAGGCATCGGGTCGCAAGCCCGCATTGAGTTCCAATGGATAGAACAAAGTGCCTTGCTTGCGGGCAAGGTCGGTGAAACGCGACGACCGCGAGATATCCTTGACGGTCAGACCATTGTATTGAACGGTTGGTAGTTTTCGAAAATAGGCGTCCAAGTTTATGTAATCCCCAACATGCGGCGAGATTCGTTCCACACAAAGCTTTTGTTTTTCTTTTGGAAGCGTTCGACAGGTAGCATCAAGACCATATCCCATTCTTGAGGATCAACCTGATAGAACTTGCTTTGACAATGTTGCCACAAGTAACGTTTGACGCAAGGCTTGAAGAAGCGCAGACGCGTTGCCGATTTGATTTGTTGATAGCTCAGGTTCAACTTGCGGTTTTCGTCAAGATGCTTGCTATGATAGATCGTGTAGAGACCGTCCAGAAGACGGGCACGCAAATCATAGGGTAGGTAATGAAGGTTTAGGCCCAGAAAGCCGTCCTTATAGAACTTGATTGGAATGACCAGCGGAAAAATATCGTAGTATGGTAGTTTTTTCTTGAGTTTTGGGTCATAGAAAAACAGATACATGCGCCCAATCGAACGCACGGTCATGTTCGCGCGAGGCACAAGGCGTTCGCGGTTGATATTCATAATCGCATTTGATCCGATCATGGACGCGGTCTTCGCGAACCATTCGCGCGCCTTGGCTACACTTTGAGTAAAGCGAGCTTTTTGTGCTTGGTATTTCTGTTCAAGAGCCCCGAGTAGACTCATCTGGTTTTAATTCCTAACTGTTGCTCTGATAAAATCTCGAAAATGAAGCCGTTGCGTTGACACCACATGTCAGCGGCTTTCCACTTGGCTTGATTAATAAGGTAGGTTGTGTGTTCGTTGATTAGTTTCTTGCGGTTTTTGGTATTACGTTTCGGGGGAGCAACTTCCTTCGATGGTTTAATTTCAATGACAAAGGTCTTGATATCACCGCCTGGATACTTCTTCTTCACGAGGAAGTCAGGATAGTAGTGGTGCGTTCGCATATCGACAGGTGACGTGTAAGGAATTGAGAATTCTTCGCTGGACCAAGCTATGACAGAAGGATCGGCATCCAATTCACGCATGTATTTAAATTCCCAACCGCTGCGATACTGGATATTGGCGACGTTACCGATATATTTTGAAGGGTTGAGGGGGTTGTACAATCCTTGCCGCCACCTCTTTTTTTCCTTTGTCTTCCAAACCATCTAAATACTCGTTGAACTGAAATAACTAAACCTAACGAGTATTTAGGACACTAATGCCCATTACCCTCAACGAGGTTCCACAACAAACCATCAATCAAGATACTGATGCTCTAAGTCGTGTCGTCCCTAACACGGGTCGAAACGACGTGGTGCAGAAGCTTGCGGCATGGAAACAAATCAATTCAGGGGCACATACGCTGCGATTTCCATCCGACTTGGGCAAATACTACATGCGTATTCAGTTGGCGGATTATAAACGTGCCAGCGCGACCAGCTTAACATTCACCCCTACAGCGACGATTGTCCTGCCAATGACGGCACAATTAGCCGACACCAATCAAGTCAGGTATGAGGAAGGGTCTCTTGGACCGCTTGGAGGTGAAATTGCCGACGCTACTTTAAAATATTTGAACAACGTCGCGAAATCGATGAATAACACTCAATTTTCCATAAGCGGTTTACAAAAAATACTTACTGCCACTGTTGGGGCAGACTTTAGTGGCCAGGGGTCACTTCGCCAAACTGATGGAACTGGAATTAGGGATGCTGGATTACTGACCGCAGGGAGATTTGTTAATGATGTTATTACTTCAGCATCTGATGGAACTATTAAAATTCCCCTTGATGAAGCTATCGGTTTCGCAGGATTTGCGGTGAACCAATTCTTCGTGGTCCTTATGAAGGGACCGACTTACAAGGAATACACGTTCCATTGGCGACTAATGCCGCGCAACGCAGGCGAATCTGACACCATCCGCAATATCATCACGACGTTGAACAACGCCGCGGCAGTTGGACTTACCGAAAGTAAATTGTTTTGGAAATTTCCTCAGGTTGCGCGTCTATCCTTTGTGCCCAATAGTTCATACTTATTCAAGTTCAAACCCGCCGTCATTGAATCAATTCAAGCCAATTATGCCCCACAAGGTTCGGCCGCTTTCTATCATTCAACAGGCGCACCCGAAGCCGTAGACCTTACAATCGTATTCAAGGAAATGGAATACTGGTTGACTGGTGACTTCTCCAATGGGGATGACCCTGGTGCCTCCACCTTAGACACAAGCGGCGCGGGATTAGCAGGATGACACAGAATATAAAAGGCGGTTTTCTTGATACCATTGAAAGAGGCGCGTCCAAACTTTCTTCATCCCATGTCGCCAAGAAAATACGTGGACCTTACAGAAGTCCGAGCCTCAAGACACGATTGGGCGTTACTAAACTTAAGAAAAACTTTCGAAAGGCTACAGGTCTCAACGCAATTGCGCGATGGTCACCCTCGCGCGTTGGTCAACGCATAAAACAAAAATACGGATGGTATAGTGATTCCATGAAGGATTTGCGCGCCACTCTATCGTTCAATCGCTTCAATCCGTTCAATAGAATACCGAAACTATAAGGAACCTAAATGATTATCTTTGGAATTGTCGCATGTTACTTTTCAACCTTGACTCAATGTGGTGCGGTCTATGACCATGTGAATATCTATGCAAGTCCCCAGGCGTGTTTGATGCATATAGATGACATGAAGGCCAAGGAACCCGACAAATTCACTGATGATGAAAAATTTAGGTCCAGCTATGTATGCATGGAATTTCGCGGACCAAAAAAGAAGATAGTTCCTTTCCTCATGATGATGGAAGGGTACCATGCAAAGGAGAAAGCATAATGCCTAAGGCACATCGCGACGGCGATCTAAGGGCCTGTGACGCAACAACCGTTGTCGTCGGACAATCAACAGTCTTCGTGAACGGTAAGTTATGGGCGGTCAAAGATGACCCCAACACTCATGCGGACGGCGGGCTCATTCCCACCAAATCAACGGTCTTCATTGAAGGTAAACCCGTTATCGTTCATACACCCGACTTAGCGAAAGTAGACGGTTTAGAGCACGTAGGTAGCGAAGACGAAACGGCGGAAGGTAGCGATAACGTGTATGCCTACGAGCAAACCTAAACCAAGCAAGCTTGCGCGAAAACTCCTACACGATGCCAACAAAATAACGGCCTGCCATAACTGCAAATTCAGTTGGATCAACCATGACACTGGATACGGCAAGTGCGGGCATTCACCCTTCCCGAAACCAATTGAAGAATGGGACACGTGCGTACATTGGGAAAATAAAGAGATAAAGAAAAAGTAAATGGTAACCCGAGGTGATCGATTTACGATCAAAACCAAACAAATCGAAGCCTACAGCGACTTCACTACCAATTTCGCACTCAACCCTATAACAGGCTATCTGGCGCGCGTTACCAACGAAGACGCCGTAAAGCAGTCCATCAAGACATTGCTTCTGACCCAACGCGGTGAACGTTTCTACAATGCGGCATGTGGATCGCGTCTGTACTCGCTTCTGTTCGAACCGATGGATGATGTGACCGAAACTTCCCTTAAGGAAGAAGTTGTGACGACCATCAAGAACAATGAACCGCGCGTTGGTAACATCGATTGCACAGTTGTCGGCAATCCTAATGCTGATCTTTACAACATCAGCATTTCCTACTCCATCATAAATATTCCAACTCAAGTTTTTACCCTAAACCTTACCCTAAGTCGCGTGAGGTGACGGCCGCTGTTGTCTAAAATAAAACAAAAAAGAAAAGAATTAAATGGCTGCTAATAACGTTTCTACTTCAATAAATCTTGTTGACTTAGATCAGGGCGCACTACTCAATGACTTTCGAAATTACCTCCGTACTCAGGACATTTTCAAAGACTATGATTTCAAGGGTTCTGATATCAACATCCTTCTTGACGTTATGTCGTACAACACGTTCAAGAATGCCTTCTTTCTCAATATGGCATTCTCGGAACGCTGGTTGGACTCGGCACAATTGCGTTCAAGCATCTTCTCCCATGCCAAGGAACTGAACTACCTGCCGCGCTCGATGCGGAGCGCCAAGGCATCGGTGACCATCAATTTCACGGCGACGGGTGACCAAGCCCCTTACATCATTCCCAAGGGTGCGCAACTATCAACCATCGTCAAGTCAACAGCCTTGACCTTCTCAACCCCCGAAACCATCGTCGTATCGTCGGTTGATCAGAACTACACGTTTACCACGGATATCTACGAAGGCGTCTATGTTCGTGATCCCTACGTTTACACTCAAACCGATCAAAGATTCAAAATCACCAATCCCAACATCGATACCACGTCATTGACTGTCACGGTATTCGAGGATGGTTCAACCGTTGGTGACGTATACAAACAAGCAATGACCCTTCTGGACCTTGACGAGTTCAGTAAGGTGTTCTTTGTGCAAACAAGTGAGACAGGAAGTTATGAAGTTATATTTGGCGATAATATCTTGGGCCGTAGACCAAAGTTTGGAGCGGCTATCGCCTTTGATTATCGAATTTCAAAAGGCAGCGAGGGTAATGGCGCTAAACAATTTAGCGTTGATTTTGACCCTACTGGAGTTGCAGAGCTTACAGGGTCTCCAACCATTGAAGTCATCGAAGCATCCAATAATGGAACTGACGCTGAAACAAATGAGTCCATCAAATACTACGCGCCCCGTAGTTATCAGGTTCAGGAACGCACAGTCACAGCAACCGATTACGAAGTCGCGCTAAAGCAACAGTTTCCCGAAATCAATGCCGTCGCAGTCTATGGCGGTGAAGAACTCGATCCGCCCATCTTCGGTAAGGTGTTCATCGCCATCGATATCAAGGATGTGGACGGCTTGCCCGACTCCAAGCGGGATCAGTATTTTTCGTTTCTGAAGTCCCGCGCGCCGTTCTCGATTGATCCGCAGTTCATTGATGCCGACTTCATGTATTTGGCCATCGATACGCTTATTCGTTACAACATCAACGTCACGACGAACTCAGCCAACCGCATGAAGGCCATTGTCGCAGATACAATCAATAGCTTTAACAAGGTCAACCTGAACGACTTCAATGTGATCTTTCGCAACTCGATTTTCTCCAAGGCAATCGACAATGCGGATACTTCTATCATTTCGAACATCACCAATGTTGCGGTCTACAAGAAGGTCAACCCGTCGCTTACCAAGTCGAACAACTTCGATATCAACTTCGGAATCGCCATCGAGTCTGACATTCCCGCAAAAAACAAGATTTACCCCGCGATTGACGACAAAGCCGTCTGGTCATCATCCTTCACATTCCAGAATCAGACTTGCACAATCGAAGACGACGGCAATGGCGTACTCAACATCGTCAAACCTCAACAAGGTAACAAAATCGTTGTGGTTAGTGTTGGCACGGTCGATTACAAAAACGGTTTTGTCTCATTAAAAGACTTTTCCTTGACCAACTATGACGGTTCGGCCCTGAAGATTTATGTCTCGCCAGCCGACAAGGATATTTTGGCTTCGAAAAATAACGTCATGCTTATCGATCCAACCGACGTAACAATCGCAGTCGAGACACTTAGAATCTAATGGCCATAGACACGCATCGCGGCTTTAATATCAACGTCTTTCGGGCGGCGATCAACGAACTGAACATCGCCCGCCCCAACCTGTTCCTGGTGGAATTTAGCGTTCCACAGGGGTTGACGACGGCTGGACAGGGAATGCTGACAACCGTCAAGACACTCGAATACTGGTGCGAAGTCGCGGCCCTTCCTGGTGTGCAAATTCAAACCTATCCAGGCCAACGCTACGGTTACGGCAATTACGAAACGCGCGCCTTACTCAATGCCTTTGCCGAGCTTGGGGTTGATATCTTCTTCGATACCAACGCTGCCAACTGGCAATTCTTTGCCGATTGGATGAACCTGATTATCAATCGTAATGGACAGAATGGTCCGTTGGCGCAATCAGGTCCAAACGGCGCATCCCAAAACGAATTGGAGTATCGCGACAACTTTGTGGCCGATGTGGGTGTCTACATATTCGATCCCATGGGCAATGTCATCAAACACATTATCATGAGAGACGCCTTCCCCAAGGCCATTGGCGACATTCGTCTTGGTTGGGGGGAACTCAACTCAATCATGCGCCTGCCCGTGCAATTTGCTTACAACGACTGGTACGAAGCTCCTGTCCAAAACGCCTTACCTACGGTTCCTGCGCTTCCACCATTGAAATAATAATTTGGAGATTTAATGCTACCTACTCTGACTCATCCGCTATTCACCGTGACCATACCATCCACCAAGAAACAGGCCAAACTACGGCCCATGTTGGTGAAGGAAGAAAAGATACTTCTCATGGCCAAGGAATCTACCGACGCCATGGCCGTCATGTTGGCCGTCAAACAGATTGTTCAGAACTGCATCGGTGACAAGGTTGATATCGACAATCTGACGCTATTCGATATCGACTACCTGTTCATTCAGATACGGTCGAACTCTATCGATCCGACCATCAAGGTCACGGTCGAAAAGAACGGCAAACCCTATGAACAGATCGTCAACTTATCTGAGGTTCAAGTCAAGTTTCCCGAGGGTGTTGATAAGGTCATCAAGTTTGGTAAGGATCAAGCCATAACGCTGAAGTATCCCGAAGCCAAGTTGTATGAATCGCCCGAGTTACAGGATGTGACCAGCACGGAAAAGCTGATTGAGGAATTGATGTTCAACTGTTTCGAAAGTTACGCCGAAAAGGATAAAATCTATAACTTCAACGAAGCCACGCGTGAAGAAGCCTTGACCTTCATCGATAACCTGCCCGTTGACGTGTATGGTAAGGTCTTCAAGTTTTTTGAAAACATGCCTCATATATTCTATGAAGTAAAATTCAAAAATGAGGAAGGAAAAGAGGAAGCAATTCCGCTTACGAAGTTAAACGATTTTTTTTCCTTTTAATGCAGCGCAATTCGCTGCAACTGTACTACAAAAATCATTTCATGATGAAACTCATGTATAACTTCTCGATTCCAGAAATTGAGAACATGATGCCTTGGGAACGTGACATGTACATTGACATGATCAACGCCGAAGAAAAGAAGAAAGAACGTGCCTAATACCCTTGGTTCTGGCCTTAAGACGCTTGCAGGAATGGTCTTCAACACGAAACCCGTTGAAGCCCCTAAATCGACTACGGCCAAGGCTCCAAAAGTTGTCGTCACCCCGCCCGTCATTCCAACACAGACGGCAGTCAAAGTCTCTACATCAGGTGTCGAGGCTCCAGGGCAAGCCTATATCACTCAGGGCGCAACCTATGCCTATGACCGTATCCTTGCGCAGATCGGTGTCAATCAACGCTGGCGTCGTATCGGCAAAAGTGCGGCTGACCAGATCAATGATCAGTCACACGAACTTATCGACGTAAGCGTTGAATCCGACAACATTCAAAGCAACTTCGATGTAATTCAGGAACAATTTGCGGTCGTCTCCAATTTCATGATTGGGCTCGATAGCAAATTCACCCTCTTTGAAGGGAACATCAAGAAGGGTCTTGCTGATATTCTCAGCGAGGGCGTCAAGTCTCAATCGAAGATCGTCAGTCAGGTCAACACTCAACTTGAGACCTTTGACGATAACATGGAAGCGCTGCAAAAGCGCATCGATGACCAAGATCGCCAAATCGATGAAATGTTCGCGAAGTCGAAAAGGAATGACGACCTTGCCGAACAATTAAAAAAAAATCAAGAACAGTTAGCCCTATCAAAGGACGTTTCCCAAAAATCCGAACCCGCTAAAGTAGTCAAGAAAGACGACGCGGGAAGTATTACCAAAAGCGTTATTGAAAACCTTTTTGAGGATTATCTTCTCTACAAAGGGGCCACTAAACTTGCCCCGATGATATTGAGTACCGTCACCCGAGCCTTTCCATGGGTTGTCGGTCTCGTGTCTCTTTATGAACTGTATAAAGGCGGCGCGTTCGACCCCCTATTCAACGTCTGGGGGGATGCCAAACGGGCTGGCAAACCACACTCATGGTGGGAAAAGTTCACAGGCTCGGAAACTCGCGACAACATGGCGGGAATGCGTGAAGCTGAAGCCAACAAGAACAAACCCGAAAAAGACGAAGACTTACAACTTCCCCTAAGATATATCGCAGGCGATATTATCAAGGTTCAGGCAGCCAACCGTCTTTTGCTCAAGGCTAAAGTCCTTCGCATCGAAGCCGACCGTATCGAATGGGCTGTCAAAGAGGGCAGCGGTATTGGTGGCGGAAGTGGTAAAGCGACGGCCGATCCCAAAGATAGTATTGTCGGCGGCATGTCTGAGACAGCGACTGGTAACAATCAGTCTGTCTTGGGATACCTTGGATCAAAGGTTGGTAGTTTCTTTGCGGGCGGCCAACAACAAACCACAAGCACTCCAGGACTTTTCGGTCTTGGCCAACGCATGGGTCAAATGGAAGGGTTTCACAATGCTGTACCGCTTGGTGCCGAGTCCCTGCGTGGACGATTTGGTCCTGGATTTAGCGAGTTCGGCAACGGACTTCTAGGTGGTGGTCATCCTGGAGCGCGTGGCGGCGGTGGCGGTGGTGCAGGAGGTGGAGATTATACACCCGCGCCGACAAAAGTAGACCCTAAGCGAAACGCATTGCAAGATACTCTTGAGCCTAGACCATCAGGCGGTCCTGGAAGTTCACGTTTTCTTGCCGAGCAACGTTCTCATTTCTTCGATGAATTGGATAAGAATCCAAAGCTTCGTGATGAAGTCATGCGTTCGATCCGTTCAGAGAATGGCAAGAGTTCCCAATCCATGTCAGAAGTCTTGGAGTCCATGGTGAACCGTGCTGATATGCATGGATACAAATCACTGGAACAACAACTTCACGATGGTTTTTATGGTCCTATTAATCGTGGTGATCGCGCATTTACGCGCCCATTGTCAGAAAAAGAAAGAGCAATGGGTGAAGACGCCATTGCAAAAGTCAGAGGTGGTTCCAACGCTATTGATTTCCGTACCGACCAAGGCATGTTAACTGACCCTGGTAGTCGAGAATATATGGCTGAACCCGACCATGGTGGGCATATCGTAGCCTCAGGTGAAAACTACTTCTTCATGGGAAAGAAGGGGCGTGATTGGGCAGCGCGAATGCGTGCTGGTGACGCTGAATTCGAACGTACCCATCCTGTTCAAAAAGAGGGTGAATTCACTTCACTTCAAGCAATGAACAAGATCGAAGGCCCGAAAGGAAAGATCGCCAAAATTTTGGCAGGGTCAAAAAAGAGTGCGCAAGCTATTGCTGATGCAGAAACTGCCAAACTTGTGCATGGTATTCCCAATCGAATTGTCGAAACTGCACGCCAGATCGCAACTGCCAAAGGTCCAGGCGCAGTTGAACAGTTTATGGCTCAACAAGGCTATCCAAAATCTGGGGCATGGTGTGGAAAATTTGCAGCCTCGGTTATTACAGCGGCTGGCGGTACTCCACCTAAGAACCCGCAACTTGCGTCCAATTGGAGAAACTACGGGGTACTTGATCCTAATGGTCCACACCCTGGAGATATTGCGGTGAGAAAACCGCAATTTCATTCGAGTTTGGGTGACGGGCGCACAGGGAATGCAGGATCGCACGTCACTATCGTCAATACGTTTGATCCAAAAAACCCTAACAGATTTGGTTCGATTGGCGGCAATCAAGGCGCTTTAGTTACTTCTATGCCAACCAATCAATATGATTTCTATAGTCCGTCACTTCCACCTAAGGAAGTAACAACACCCAATGCCACAAAGGTAGAAGTTCCAACAACACCTGTTGCCGTCGAACATCCTACTTCAATGACTCATGAACAATTTAAGGATCGCGTTCATACTACCCGAACTGATCCCAATTCTTCATTATTCGGACTTGGCAAAGCAATTGCGGATACAGATTTCAAGTCGGCATTGAAACCCGTCACACCCGTTACGACCAATCGCGCGGGTAATGGTGCAATTCTTGATCGTATGACTCATGCTCAATTCAAGCAACGGGTAGCCATGGCTGGCGATCATGAACATCATGATCCCAATGCGCAAAAGGCGATGAATGGCGCTATTCTCAGTCGTGCGCTTCCTCATAAGGATATGAAGGAACGCGTGCATACGGCGCGTGAAGGAGTTGCCAACCGTCAGACAAATACCAATGGCGCAATTCTGGATAGGAAGAAGCCATCAGGACCGCAAGTCAAAGCCGCTGATCCTAATGCGCAAAAGAATACCAATGGCGCTATCCTGGATCGGAAGAAGCCTGAACCTCCACAAGGTAAAGCCGAGACAAGCTCTAAGCCAAAAGACTATACCAATCAATTTAGTGCATCGCCATCATCGAGTAATGCGGGCGACTCGATTCCACCGTCTGAATCCGATGATGGTTCGGGTGATTACGGGAATTGCTTGATATGAAACCAAATTTACCATAAGTAAATACTTGAAAAACTACTTGACTGACGTATATTAGACACAAAGGAGAACTTTGTGTTATGAAAAAACTATTGGTATTTTTACTATGCTTATTTCTTGTTACGCCTGCCGTAGCTGAGAATTGGCAGCCTATTTCCCAAAATCCGAATGGCAACCTTTTATTGGGCGACACTCAGTCGGTTAAGCTCATAAATGAAGCCTATGGCAACGATACGCTGATCTATGGGTTGTTCAAAGTTGTGGGGCATCGCAAGACAGATGAAGCGATGTACCGCGCGCCGTTTGAGATTTATGCTTCGCTTCATCAATGCATGGGTCCACAAAAGGGTAAGTTAATCATTCGGGCAACAGACGCAAAAGCTTATGACGGCGGTAGATCGTTTGATTGGACGAACGATGGAAATTCGTCTGTTGATCGGGCGGCGCAAGCTCTGTGTGAAGCGGGAATTGGACTTGGAAAAATGACTGGAGGTTCACAGTGATAAAGTTTCTTGCGCTGATTGCACTGCTATTTGTAACACCCGCCTGGGCAACCGAATGTGAGACCGACGCGACTGTCAATCAGGTGCGAGAAATCTTACTGTGCCAACAGTTTTTCAATTGTAAAGTCCTTGGTATTACATCAATCAAGGACTTACCTACCGCCGTGAATAGGTTGGCAGACTTTCCAACGGCGGCGGATAAAGCCGCTGGTAGGACTAAAAACGACACCACGACGCAATTAAACCGTCAGTTGGTTGATTCATTTCGAGAGGCAGTTGCAGTAGTCAACACCACCGTTACATTCAGTGTCGCCCATGCCGTCGATTACAATGATAACATTCAACGCTATGAATGTGAACTTACAGCCACGTTCGATCCGCAAGCGCTGAAAAAAATCATGCATTACGGAATATATGTCGGCATCGGTAACGCGGTGACTAATGGCGATATTTCTAACACGCTATATGCACTGGTTATCGAACTGGCCAACGAAGACAATGCGCCTAAAATGAATCAGACGCTGGCAATGCTCATGGCGTACATGGACAGCATTGTTGACAAACGTTTCGGAACGCCGTTATCTTTGCACTACTCGGTTCAACAGACGGAACGCGGGGAACTCATACAGGTCCAGAATTTTGCCGCGGCCATGAGGTGAAACTATGCTTGACGTGCTTCTTCAAAATGCGGCGTTTGTCAACCCCTGGTGCTTCCTTGTTATTGCCATAGTTGTCGGGTTTGGGATCATGGAGGTTCTGTAATATCGAACACCGATATATAGGGGGTCTCCATGCGCGCCCACGTCTATGCCTTTATGACCGTGCTTTGCATCACACCCGTCGAAACGATGTTGACGCCTGCCGCCAACGCCGAATGGATCAGCCTCGCGTCCAACGTCCAGGGCGATTCCTCTACGCTTTCCCTGGTCAAGGCGGATCGGCCTAACGATTGGATGGTTAGTGCAAATATACGGTTCGACGGCTTCTCCGAACATTATAACGCCTACGTTTATCTTAACGATTGCCTTACGCGTGGCGATGGTGTAGTTTCTTTCATCCAACACTTCGGACCAACAACGCATTTCTTTTGGACAGAGAACGGCAATCGCGCCTATGACGTGGTCGCCGTTTCTCTTTGTGAATGGGCACAGAGTCAGACACAGCATTGGGGCGTGCGCGAGGCGGGTTATACGCTTGCGCACTGAGGGGGCATGAGGGTAGCAAGACCTACGCGGAATGTGGAAATGAGCTTTGTTGAAGAATTGCGGCAACGTGATGAAGCAACGGGTCTCGATTCGCGCTACGTGATCTGGGGGCCAAAAGCCGAAACACTCACCGAAAATGAAAAAGCACGAATCGTTCTCGCCTTGGATTGGGAGAATGATCGCGGCTGGATTCCTTCCACCACTGGTAATCACTTCGCAAATGCTTGGGCAGTCTTCAAGGCGAAACTCTATCGCGCAATCGATTGGGTCTTCGGCATTGAGAATCCGTATAAGGAGCCGTTGCATGATCCCATTGGAAGACATTGAGTGGTTTGCCTTAATCTACGCCGCCGTTATTGGAGTTTCAATCTTCGTCAACGCTTGGTTCCACATAGGAGAGTGACACAATGGATGCACTAAGAAGTTGGATCGAACCACAGACAATACCCGTCAACTTCGTTTTGGTTCCCGACAGTGAACCTTCTCCAAACATCATCAAGGGTAAGTATCATTCCTTCCCTCAGATCGCCCCAGGTGACAATTTAGGCTTGGCCCGAGCCATTCGTGCCCTCTTTCAAAATCGCTTTCATTGGTGTGCCTTCGCGTTAGGGCGCGAGGTGGACGGAAGCACTCCTTATGTGGACCTCCATCACGGGTATGCGTTTTGTCTCAATGGAGCCGCATGGGTTCACGATAAAAACTGGTCGCGGGCACAAAAAATAAACTTCTTCCGCTTCCTGGGGTTTGAACCTCAAAAGACAGAATGGGGTTACGGGGAAGAATCCGCACACTTCAACAATCACCAAGGCTACGAAGCCGTCATTCGGCGGCTGGATCGTGTCATCGCAGCACACTCATAAAGGAGAGTGACTATGCATATCGAGCGAATGAAGAAATGGGCTTCGGCCGTCGCCAACTTCTCAGGCACCTTTTATCTGGGGTTCTGGGCTGATTATAATTCGGACGGAAGCATGAAGTGCGGTTGTGCGGGCGCTATCGCAACCCTTGTCTTTGACGAGTTGGAAATGGTGGGGATGCGCGGCCTCACAGCCCGCAATGGACACGTCGTTTATTACGACGGGCATTATGATTATACGGCCATCGCTAAATTCTTTGGTATCCAAGTATCCGATGCCGTATCAATCACATCACCGTCCGAATATCATCGCGGGAGTGCCACGCCAAAGGATGAAGTTGTGGCGCGGATATACCAATTTATCGAACATGAGGAACAATCCAGGCATGAGGCTATCGTTACAGCCTTCCATCTGGATAATCTCTTGGGCGCGCCTCCCGTTCGGGAACTTGAGGCGGCATGACACCCGAGACGGCGGTAGCGTTATCTGAGGCGGGTTGGATTGTCGGTAGCAATACCGAACACCAGTCATGGATGCGCTGGCCGCTTGGGGCCTTGCCCGCGACAGTGCTAGGGGTGCCTGTGTTCGACTATCAATGGAGTGACGGCGATATCGTCAAAGAACAGGCGTTAGAAGACTCAGGCTATACACTGATCTTCAAATCCCTATGGCGACGACAGATTCAGCCCTAAGTTGTTTTGGTCACTCTCACAACTTGAAGGCTGATAGGTAGGGGGCGTATCGGAAATCCGTCCCCTACCGTTCTTATTGCGTGTTTGCGCTTGGTGTCGGTGTTGGTGCCACCGTGGCTGGTACATTGACATTGACAACCACAGGCGCGACGGCGGGAGGGGTTGCTTGGGCCTGTTGGGGGGCCACGGGCTCGGCTTCCCCTCCCATAGCTGCATCAATGAGATTGGCTCCTAGCTCGCTGGCAGCGCCAGCAATGAGCCCTCCGACGAAGGTGCCACCAAACGATGGTCTTCGTCGCCAGTCAGGTCGTGAACGACCCCAACGATTACGAAACATGGGTTTCCTCTTAGGTTAATTGAACAGAGGTATTTATCCAATGGCTGACGTTTCGAGACGGGAAGTGGCGGCAGAGTTAGAACGCGTCATTCGACAGGTTCGGCGGCATCCGCGTTATTATAACGTTCTGATGCATATCCTTCATGAGGATGATCGCCAACTTGTCGAGCGCATCGGTTGGGAAGGGGCTGACTTCCTGATTGACGAAGGGCGGTGGTGTTTTCCCTTGACTTTCTTTTTTCAACGCCTTCGCATTGCCATGGAGATTACCCGCAGTCGGGTTGACGGAAAGCTTCCTGATATAACCTACTTGACAAGGTAGTCTTTCGAGACGAAGCCAACCGAGGCGTCGCCGCGCATATGTTCTTTGACACGTACACGCCATTGCCCACAGGACGGGCACACCCAACGCCCGTCCTGGTCAGGGTAGAGCGGCCATTGGTGCTCGCAACCTTCGTGCTTGTTGAAGTTGCGGAAGTACGCCTGCACCTCATGGCGGCGATGCTTGGAATGCTCGCGGAAGACGTTCAGAGCCCGCCGACGCGTCACTTCCTTTTTGATATCGACAAGGTGATACGCCGAATACGGACGGAACTTGCCCTTGTAATAGCCGCGCGCCGCGGGCACTGTCTCGATATCAATCAATCGCGGTTGGTTCAGCCAAAGCAAGCACATGAGGATGTTGCGAACTTCACCAATCGAACCGTCCATCATTGCTTGTATGCTGTCTTCCACTCCATGTCGCATTTCGAAAACTTCTATTGCGGGAGCTTCGACGCAAATTTGATTTAACATCAGAAAGTTGGCTTGTTCTTGAGTGAATTCAAATTTTGGATTGGTCATTGTTGACCCAAGCATTTGAGCAAGAGTCCGCCATTCGTCGGCATCTTGTCGAGGTGTTCCATCACCTTCTATAAATTTTTGAACTGGCGGTCCTTCATGGTTAGTGATGATGATTGGGCGAAGACCTTTAAGCGATACGGATTCGTCGGTGCCTTCGAAATACATCTTGTAGACCATAGGTGACAGACTGATCTTACCATCCTCGGTCTCTACAAGAACGTGAATTGTGCGACCGACAATAAGATAACCAGCTTGATTGTCGCGACTAAGGCCAGAGTAATACTTCTCTACCAGCAAAGAATTAGATCGCTGCCCAATTCGATTGAGAAAGGTGCCAATGGGAAACTCAATATAAGTCACGTGATAGGGCGGCAAAGCGAATTGCAGATTATCAATAAAAATATTCGGATGGTCAACCATAAGGCCAGCCATCATGTCTGCAACTTGATCGGTAAAAACAAATTTGCGCGCGTCATACTTCTTTTCGACAAACGCCTTGTAAGCGGTCGGCATTAAGTCCTTATCGACGATGGACGGACCCCACTTGTCCAAGAGGGTGCGCGGCGCGGTCATGACTTGATCACATCATTAGCGAGCAACAGATACACCTTCGCGACGGCCATGCCCGCGAAGAAGCCGCCGATAGAATTCCAAGGCGTCTGCAAGTGCAGCGTCGCGATGATTGCCGTGAAGATCACAAAGTACACTACCAGAACGATGAACGCCTGAATTGTCTGTCCACGTGTCATTGTATCCTCGCTGCGGTTGCTCCTGGACCTTGCCGTTGACTTGGTTTGTTGACGATCCAATTTCCAGGGGGATCGCCTTCACCATCCCAATTGGCGACTGCGACAAGTGCGTCATTGAGACTAGAATAACACCAGCGTTCGTTGTAGCCAACATCATCGAGACCCTTCACAAGACCCCAGGTGAAGACGAAGCGAAAGAGGGCGATCCATTCTCCATCAGCGACTTGTCGCGGGAATAGGTAGCCCATTTCTTCAAGCAATTCTTTCGTCATTGAGTACCTTCCTTTGGTGATATTGCCAGCGACGGCGGGCTAACTTCGCCCAAGATGGTTCGTCAATTTCGGTCGAAACCTTATGGAGCTTTTGCCCGACGCCATGGCCGCACGGCAACCACAGTAACGGGGACGCAAGTGAGTAGGGAATATAGTCATAAAAATATTCCTTTCCACACTTGTTACACTTGATCCATTTCCGTTTGTAGCCAAAGGCAGGGGGCGCGAGCTTGATGGTTTTATTGGTCATGGACTCTCCCCAGGCTTTTGACTTCGTGATACATGCCGTGCTCGGCAACCTGCATGGCCAGCCAATCTTGAAAGGTGTCCTCAGTCAGGCCATCCGTGCTGACGTTGGCTAATTGGGGAAACTGCCGTAGTAGTTCGGGCGCGCAGATATCGGTCGCCCATGGGATTTCGTGCGTGAAGATGTTCGCGGACAACATGAAGTTCAGGATGTTGTACACACCCTGAATCCCATGTGGTGAACAGAGCTTGTGCGTCGTGATCGATAAAATGTCGCCAAGATGAAAGGTCTTGGTTTCATACGTGGGTTCCATTGATACTCTCAGTGGTTACGCCTTGTTCGCGTAGAGCAAGGCCATTAGGACAGATGCAAAGATTTTTCCGCCCGCACTGAACATTGGCAGACGTCGTCACGTCAGAGGTGTCAATGATACCCGTGTTGCCGCAAAGTGAACAGTGGTGATCCTGAACATAGAAGTTGGCCCAAAAATCTTCTAAGAATTTCAGGCCCCATTCACTGGCAAATCGCGATACACTTTTCTTCATGACTTCCTTTCCTCGGGATAGAACTCAAGATTAACCAATTGCTCATGGGCGTCGTAAAGAGCCCGAATGTCCAACCAGTCTTTCTTGCGCCCGTCTTCGGGTTGCAAGCCAATGATCACCCCGCCGTCGTGGGCAGGTTCGCTAAACAGTTTACCCGAGCCCAAAACAATCCTGGTGCCGATCTGAGGCGTGCGCGGAAAGACCCCTCGGAACACGTCACCGATATGGGTGCTTTCTCGGGCGTCAACCACGGTTGCCACAAGTGTTCCTTGGCGACCGTCGTTGCTCACGGCGGCAAGTTCATTGACCAAACTCGGCGTCACCCCGAACGACATGGAATCGGCCCCATCTTGTATAAGATAGACTGCCCCGTATCGATCTGTACGGCGTTCGCGGGCGGGCCAAGTCAGAATGCCATGACCGAAATTTACAACTTCCTTTGTCATTCCGTTTCCTTTTCTTCCTCATGAAGTCACGGCAGGATGCTTCTGTCCCTGAAAATCAATGTTGAGGACATTGCATTCATGCCGATTGCACCAAACCTGCAAGCCATAGGGTGTGAATCCTACGTCCAGGCGCGCGTAGGACGATGGTGACTCGTTTGGAGCCTTGCCTTCCTTCCATTCCTCAACACACTTGTGACAATGGCAGAATGCCGTGATTTGGTTGGCGCTAGTGATTCGGTCAGTCATCGTGTTCTCAATCTCCTGTTTCAGGTTCATATGCGACAGTGTAAGTCTTCGTAATTGGATTGTATTGATCGAAGCGTTCGGAACGCTTCTTTTTGGTAGTCTCGCCCAAGATGTGTTCTACGTCGATTACGGCACCGTCTTTCAGGATATCGTAGTTCGATTCGATGTAGTCATGGGCAACCGTCCAAGTTCGGTTTCCCCAATCGTAGGGATCGCACTCAGCGCGACCATGCCCGCGAGGGTCCACCAACAGGATTGGCGTGATCGATGGATCATAGCCCGCCTTCCGTAAGAGCCATTGTTGGTTAAGGTTGTCAGCCTTGACTTTGATGGCGATCACGGGAATGAAGGTGGCCCTATCGCGAACTTCAAACACCTTAGTTTCCATTATTGTGACTCCTTTTGATCCTCATACTCACGGGCCAGCTTTTCGCAGGCATACCAAACCACGAGATTCTTGAATTGGTCATCGGAGCCGACGTTATCGGCACCGTTCCAAGACGCGATGAACGACAGGATATTTTTCGAGCCGAACGATTCGCGGTCTTCCTCGATCAAGTCCCAAAGTTCTTCCGTGAACTTGTTATAAAGTTTCACAGTGTCCGTGTAGTAGGTGATTCCAGGCCAACCACAGTTTGCGCCATGGTTGGCGATATCCGATGCTGATTCCTTCAAATTGGCATCAAACCACTTGCGGAACGTCTTGGCTCTAATGATCATGCTCCCCCCACTTCCAAACCGTCGTTGATGATGCCGTTGACGATATCATCAACGTAGCGATGTTCGATTACCACGGCCTTGCCGAAGTATTGCCGATCCTCGGGTAGGTGTTCCTCTACCCATTCCTTAGCGGCGTCGCTGATAGGAAGTAACAGCGAAATCGTGCCCTGATAGTTCAGTGTAAAGTCAGGCATGTCTGTCTCCTCAGGCGTCTCGGAAGTCCACCACGACGACGGCGAACCGTTTCTTCAATTCTTCTACCCGTTTCTTGACCAAGGGGTGTTCCATGGCCTTGTCGCGGTCAGGTGTATAGGTAATTCCGAAGTCTTCCGCCACTTCCCAAATGGGATAGTTAGTAGACCTACGGGCCTTTACAATGGCGCGGGTGTGAATTTCCATGTTCTGTTTCCCTTAATATCTGACGCTTTTGCCAAGATGACCCGCAAGTTGCAACTCCCCTTGGCGATTGAGCAACCGATTGTACTTCTCATACTTCTCGGGAGACAGATCGTCCATTCCGAGGCGGCCGAAGTCGTTCAAGTCATCGATCTTGTCGTTCACTTCGGCGTACTCACGCGAACACGGGGTAAACCCTTCGCCGTTCGGCCATTCAATGTGACTGTCATGCTTGATCTTTGACATGTTTCCTTGTCTCCCTTGGACAGGCGGTTCATTGCCGCCTGCCCATAATCAGAATATAAGTTAGACCCATCTGACTGTCAATACTTTTATTATGAAAATATTAGAACCATGATTTTACACACAAAAAACCCGACACCAACTAAGGCATCGGGTTTTAAGCTACCAAAAACTAAGAGTTTAGTCTTGGTCTACATCATTGAAGAAGTCTTCGTTGATTTCGTCGTCGCCTTCCCAGGCAGGCTTGGCTTCGGGACGGCTTGGAGCTTCGGCAGAGGCAAACTCAGGTGTCTCCACCTCGGTATCGCCTTCACCCAACACTTCGTCCAGCTTCTTTTTCAGGTAGTCGTAGGACTTGAACTGATCTTCGGCCAGGAAGGGAAGTAGGGAGTAAACCTGATTGTAAACTTCCTCAAGCTTTTCGTCTGAATCGAACAGGGGTGCCCGTTCCAAGAATTCCGACTTTTCGTAGTTGCGGTACTTCTTGTCTTTGAGATAAATCTTGAACTTGAAGTTCGCACCGCCGCCTTCACCCTTGGCATCGGGACCCCACATGTCGAACGCGTTGATGCGCGTTTCGCCTTGGAATGTCGGGAACATCTTTTCCATGATGATACCATGGAGTTGCGGCCCATAGCGCAGAAGGAAGACCTTGCCGTTGTTGTCGGGGTTGATCGGGTCATCCACGACGTAGATGTTGGAAATGTATTCGGTCTTGCGCTTGCGTTCGCGAACGATTTCCTTGATCTTTTCGGGAACCTGTTCCCACTTCAACTTGCCGACCATCTTGCGATTAAGATCGTTGACGGGATCGGGCTTGTCGAGAGTCGTGAGGCAGTTGTTGATGTAATACTTGCCTGTTGGCCCTTGGAAGGAACGTCGGAAGATTTTGACGATGGATTGTTCGCCATCGGGGGCGGGAAGGAAGCGGATAGTGGCAATACCATTGCCTTGCTTATCTACCGCGGGTCGCCAGAAGCGGTCATCTTCGTATCCTTCGGAATTGAACTGACCCTTGGCTTGTTTCTTGAAGTCTTCGGCAATTTTATCGAGATTGGCTTGACGATTTTGTTTTAGTTCGCGTAGTGACAAATTTTTTCCTTTTATCGAGTTTAGTAGTTTTATCGGTTTTGGATTCAGAAGATAATCATCTAAATCGTTGAGAAGTATAGCAAATTTAGTATCCCTTGTCAAGTAAAATTTGCTTAAATTGAGCTTTACTTGGCACAAAAGGTAGATACTTCACGAGCTTATTCTTTCGTAATTTCCAGTACGGATTTTCCTTCATATCTACATTCCAACTCTCAATGCAGTTGGTGTAGTTCATAACAATGGCCAGCGTATCCTTTTGGATTTCACCAGCGACATACCTACGAAAGATATTAGGAACGGTATGTCTATCACCCGTGAGTTCATCGGCGGGCGGTCCAAGTTTCTTCATGTCATTTTGGAAATGATAACCTAGCGCGTTACGATGCGCCGACCATTCGAGATAGGTCTTATCGTAAAGCGGGTCTACCGCCAGCGCATGAATATGAAGCTTGTTTTCAGAGAGGTTGGCCAACAGAAAGTTGGGCGTTGCCTTTCCATATTTAGCAGTGATTTTTTCGGCCCAACGGCGGTCGGGACTATCATTGTATTCTTCGGGTTTGATATGTTTCAATTTCCCGCGAAATTTGAAGTAATCGTAATGTTCAGTATGGAAATGAAACTTCAGGGCTCGGTAGAGTTTGAAAGTCTCATAAGGATGCATGGAACTCCTTAGATAGGCAATTGGGACTCGCGTCTTAGATAATGTAAGTCTTCGGCCTCTAATTGTATCTTGGAAACGAGATTAAGGTCTTTGGAAATGATCGCCCCAATCGTTTCGACTTCAAGGTCATTGACTGCGCAAAAATGAATGATTGCGTCGATATAATCGGTGCCAGAGGTGCGAACGATTTCTTCGATGCTATTATGGAGTGAGAGTGAGTCGAGCATTACTTTACGGCGATTACCTTAAGTGTTTGTTTCGGCTCGAAACTCAAATAATTGGTGATGGTATAAGAGGTATTATAAGTCCCGTCTGCATTATAGACTTCGACTACAAGTTCGCGCATCCCCTCGGGGATTTCGAACGTTTCTGATTTGAGAATGTTGGTCATTATTGTTTTTCAATTTTTCCTTGTTTGAAACCTTCCAATTGCTGCATGGCCGCGATCATGGCGTCCTGTTGGGCGTCAGTCAGCTTATACAATGGGGTTGTTCTATCGATGCCGATCTTCTTCGATACGAAGTTGGCATATTCTTTGGGATTGTTGCCGTCGTCGGCGGGCGCGTAACGCCGAATGGCATCCACGATAGAAAGCTTATAATACACTGAATCCGTGGCAAATAGAAGTTTTTTCTGGGCTTTTTGGCCGTCTTCGTAAGTTGGGAAAACAGAGAAGTGCTTGTAGTCGCGGTTGACCGCGCCGTTCTCAGCCGCGAAGCTCCCATAGACGATGTTGCCAGGGTTGTTGTTGCGCCATGAAATGGTGCCGCCCGAGAACTTGAACTTATTACCCTTTGTATCGAACACAGACAGCCAACCAGGGCCTGAATCGATGACCTTGGCTATGACTATAGCGTCGCCTTCTTTCCAGGATGGTTCGGGTGCTGGTACAGGTTTCGCTGCAACGGGTTTGGGTTTGGTTGGTTCGGGTGAGGTTGAAATTTCAATCGCGGTATTGCCAGCTTGTAGTTCAATATCGAGACCGCGGGTTGAAGGGATAATATCTTTGGGCATTACTTACCTTTGCTTAGGTCGGTGACATTCGTGACATTACCAACAATCCAATGTTCGTAATCGCGAATGGCAGTCAAAACGTCGGCGCGGTCGTCTGCCGTCATGGTAGACAGAACCGTCTTAGCTTTGACTTTGGAGTGAGAGAGAATGTAGTTGAGATAGGTTCGCGGATTATAACCGTCCTTGGTCGGCGCGAACTTCTTGATGGCATTTTCAAGTGACAAATCTTTATAACCGAAGTCCGATTCAAAGAGGTAGGACTCCAGGGCTGCCATGCCGTCATCTTCGGATGCGAAGATAGCGAATGAACCATCGAAGCCGATGGCCTTATGCGTCTTGGCGAAGTTGTCGTAGAGAAGCTTGCCAGGGTTGTTATATCGCCATGATATTGAGCCACCAGTGCGGACTTCAAAAGTGCCGTCTGGTTTCTTCATCGCGAAATAATACTTTTTGATCTTTTCGATGGTTGGGAAGACGGGAATCTTCGCTTCAAGGGTCGCGGCTTTGGCCTGTGCCGCTTGTGCGGTTTGCGTTGCCGTCTTGACCTGTTCGGTCAGAACCTGCGTCTGTGAAATACTCGATTGCAGTTGTGGGGCGATCTTCTTGGTCGTCGTGACCGTCGCGGCCTGATAGGCAAGGAACCCCGAGAACAATGCCGTAACGAAGATATGGCCGAGTGATTTCCACATCGGTTGAATTTCGACTGTCTTGGTTTCGACAGGGATCGGCGGCGGGTTTTCACTAATTTTCGGTGTTTCAACAGTTGCTGAAACAGGCGTATCTACTGAAACAGGTTGAACAGTAGTATCAATAATTCTTTTTTCAGCCATTGCTTATACCCAATTTGTGAGGAAATACGTCCTATTTAGTAAAATGCCTGCCTTCTGTTTCCAGGTGGCAGGCGACCCATGAAGCTTACGCCGCGAGGCGGATATCTTCGATAACGCTATTATCGTTTGCGTTTATACGTTTTCTTCGCGTTAACCCAGCTTAGATCGGGTACTGTCTTCTTCTCTTTTAACGTCATTCGATCCTATTTCGCGCCCATAAAGAAACACACTAACGAGTCCTACTTTGTCCAACCGCGAAGATGGTCATATCCTAACTCGCTTCTGGTATACCCTTCATCTAGTGTGAAGGCCCATGCGGTCCAATAGTAGTGTGTTTTTTGGTGGACGCGTCGGCTTTGCAGCCGAGTCATGTCCGTATTATTACAAAAGCGTCATACAGTAATTACTTCTGCCTCTTTAGTTGAGACAATTCCTTACCCATTTCTTTGATCTTCTCATTCAGCATGGCGATTTTTTGATCCTTACGCGCGAGTTCGCCGTTAATGCCGCCCATGATGTGATACAAAGTGTATATCTTTGGCACCTTCAATTCACCTCCGATGATTTCACGTAGAACGTGAGTCTCACCAGTTTTATGAAAGTCAGTTACCAATTCAGCCGCCAAGTCCATTAGGGCTTGAGGCTTGCCATACTTATACAATGGATCAATTTTTATCATGGTGATTTGGAGTGAAGGGCGGGAATCGAACCCGTATGCTCAGTTTTGCAGACTGGCAAGGCACCCAGGCCAATCCCGACACTTATTCCTTTTTGCTATCAAACAATTTTTTCATTTCAGGTGGTGGTTCTAATGGAGCATCACCGATATATTCTTTAATCGATTGTTCAATAATGACTGGAAAGTTCTTTTCCAGTATACCCATCATCACTTTGTCAAGACCGCGCGATTCCATCTTTGGTTCATACCACAAACATTCAGGATCGTGGTCATGAATACCATTGATATTTTCAGCACCGCAACATATGCAAAATGACATTCTATTTTATTCGTTATTTAGTGATTTGAGGATTGTATCCCCGACCGTCTGAGCACCTGTGCCGATCACAGCCCCTGTTGCTGCATCAATGGTACCCGAACCGACTGCCGCCGCGGCCTGTGTCTGGACGATAGCTACTGCCGCCTTGATCGCGCCAGCTTCGGCATTATGAATAGCCTTGATACCTTCTGCGGCCCCAACCGTCAAAAAAGTCGTTTCAGCTACCGCTACGCGTTGATCTGAAGGAGCGACCGCAGCGGCGGCCACAGAAGCAAGCGCTGCCTTTTTAAGAACTTCAAGGCCAGCCTGTACGTCTTCCTTACCCAACTCGTAGGCTACATCTTTCACTTGCGCCATAAGCGGCCCGAAAAATTCAATAATGGCTTTATCTTCGGCCGAGAAAAATGCGAGTAGGCGATTTTCAATATTTGTAAACCAACTTCCGATAGACAATGTATTTCTCCTAATGTTTGAATGCTGATTTGAGACCGCGCCGCTCGATTTCTGCCAAAACTTCTTCCTGAAGCATGGTTGAATACTCACGGAAGTAGAACATATCGGCATCCGACATTTCTTCAATTCTACCTTCATAGATCATATTGATCAGTTCCTGAAAGTCTTCGTCCAGGTGTTCAATTAGATCGGGAATCGACATGACTGTTTCGGCATAGTGCATGAATGCTTTGCGCATCTGTTCATCAATTTCCATTATTTAGGTCCCCATATTTAATCAGAATTTCTGTTTTCTTTGGTGATTTCATTTTGATCAAGTTCATGTCCGTGAGGTTTCTACCTCGAAACTTGAACCTGAACGCAAGCAACATTGCTTCATCACCGCCGTCGTAGGCGTTCGCAATTGAGTAGTCGAAATCTGGCCACTTCTTTCGAAACTCAGGTGTGTTGAGGAAGACGATGATTGAAGTGCCGATGTTCATGTAGCCATCGTTTTCGGATGCGAGACGCTTCATGGCATCGGTGACTTCAATTTGGAATTTTATTTGATCAGTCGGTCTTATTCGTTCTGCGGCTGATGCTTGCTGTGCAGTGATAGCGAACATCAAATATACCAACCAAATTCGCATATCTTATTCCCCCCAAGTTCGGAAAAACAGAACGGTCTATCCCGATGCATGTTTCTGGTATGTTTCTGGTCAAAGTAATGGATGCAATGCCAAAACCAGACAAACGACCAACCGTCTTCATAGAAGAACAGGTGGGGTATTAAATTTGAAAACATTTAGCGGTGTATCCCGTCCAATTGTCTCTACGGCGGTCGTAGCCCCCAGGCGGATAACCACGGCAGTTCGAAATCATGCGCGTGTTGCCAATCATGTAATCGATGTTGTAGTGCGTGTGACCTGATATCCAGTGCGTGATGTGCTGATGTTGAAGAATCAAATCTTCCAAGTCAGACGCATACCCAAAATTCAAACTGTCACCCTTGAACGCGGGATCGATACCTTGAAACGACGGTAGGTGGTGTGTCATCACCACGAAGTTTTTGGACGTATCGAGTAGTTCTGTCTTCAACCACTTGACCGTTTCGTCGAAGATATCGGCGGCATCAGTTGTTGTGAACGGAACTCCCTTGTAGTAGCAGACGCGGAAGTCGTTCAGCCCGTACTGGACATACTCAAGTGACAACGGATTGCGCTTGTTCATATCGGTCCAGAGTGTCGCCGCCAAAAGGTCCGTGTCGTCCGTGAGGGGGAAACGTTGACGTTCCACCATCTGAATGTTGGTGTATCCCTTACGGTCAATAAAGTCATTGACCATCTGTTTGTTGCTCGCAACGTCTCCCCCCATGTATGCCTCATGGTTGCCTGCGATGATGTAGACATGCTTGAACTTCGTTGCTTCATCAAGAAACTTTTGAAAGCGTCTTTGCATCTGCCGACCGAGACCGTCTGTGCGCTTTTCTTGAAGCGCGACGGCCAGGATCGTATCACCAGCTACCAGAAGTATTTCGTCGTTGTGTGGGTCAAGTTCGTGAGGTTCATTTGGAAAATCTGAAAACTCAAGATGAATGTCCGAAACGTATTTAATTGTCTGCAATTAGTCCCTCAGGTTCAGATTCAATAATATCCGCTATTTCTAAAAATGATTTTTTGTCGTCGTCGTTATCGTCAATTAAGCCCCATGTGTCTTTTTTTGGATTTGCGTAAAGGCCATTTGAAGCTGCCAACCCAAGCCAATCCATAACAACATTGGGAAGGGAGAAACCGCTGTAAGTCATGTACTGATGTTTATTCGGCATGAATTTGTTGTCGTGCCAAACCGCTTCGGGAAATTGCTTGGCATACAGATCGCAGGCGACGCCGAGACAACAGAAGCTATTTCCAAGTTTGAGCTTGCCGTGGGTTTGTTCGTACTCACCCGACCGCAAGGCTTCGATCCAAAGCTTGCGATGTTCTTTCTGTTGGTCGGCTGTCCAGTCGGTCATATCACACTCTTGGTAAACTTGTTGGCTTCGATAAGATTGGCGAGTTCGTCAAATGACCTTCCATCGTCATTGACGGACCATAACGATAGTTCCAATTCTTTTTTGGCGGGCGGATAATAAATCATGATCGTGTCAGGACAACCGTTATCAGGTATCAACCCCATAGCTTTCGATACTTTAGCGGGCATAATGCCAGCATCGATTGTCTCTGTTGTGCGGAAGTCGCTGTCATAGCCTTTGTTATTATCACACATACGAATTCGACTTGGTTTTGAAAAGCTATCACCGAACACGAGACAGGCCGCGCCCCATATGCAATAGCACCGATCCCCATCTTGGGTTTCTTGACATAGACGATACTTACCTTGTTTCACTGTGCCAGATCGAAGTAGCTCAACCCAAGCCTTGCGGTTGGCTCTGATTTCTTCGGGCGTCCAGTCGTCTTTCATCGGGATCATGGTCTACTCCACATACTTGTATTCAGGTTTCCAACCGTCTTGATTGCGCAAACGTTTGATCATGGCGATTGCGTCTTGCTCGGTCTCACATTGTTTTGGAAGCGCATACCAATATTGTGAATTTATTGATTTGGCAAAATGTTCGACGGTCCATTTACCGTTCGAGTCTTCATAGTATCGGTAGTCCTGACTCATCATCTCCCCTCAAGATACCAATGAATTGAAAAGAATAACCAAAGTGACAGAGCCCCCGCGGCTGTACCATACACCAAAACTTCCAATCCAGTCGTGGCGACAACGAAATGATACCAACACGCAATAGTGCTGTAGGTGAGAACCGCGAAGTAAACTACCCCAAGCAAAAGTTCGAAAAAGCTATCCATGATGCTTCATTCTCTTTTGAAGTTCATCCATATGAATTGGTGTGTAGTTGATCTTTTCGACACAGACATTGATGTAGTGCCAGTCGGGCATTCCACCTTTGCCGATGTTGCCCCACTCGTAGTGATCGGAATTGGCCATCACTTGTCGTTCGTGAATGTGACCATGCACGCAATGAATTGCGCCGCCGCGCCCGTAGAGCGAATCCTTGTGAAGTGGGTAGTGGCAGCAAATGAACGGGATCGGCATGTCTTTGAACTGCCGCCAACTCATGAACTTTTCGAACCACGGTTTGTAGAGGTCGATATTTGTATGGTCGTGGTTGCCGAGAATTAGGCGCTTGCGGCCCGCGAGACGAGTAAAGAGCTTGGGCCAGTCTTGCTTCGGACCAAAGGCCACGTCGCCTAAGTGATAGACTTTGTCCCCAGGTTTGACCGTCTTGTTCCAATTATCGATGATGATTTCATTCATCTGTTCGACGGAATCGAACTGCGGTCGTACTTTATTTCCGTGGGCGTCTGAGAAGGTCAGGATGTTGGAATGCGAGAAGTGGGTATCGGATATGAACCAAATATTATGTGACATGATTAAACGTTTGAATGCAGTATAAAAATGTAGCAGTCATCCAACCACAAAGGGAGGGCCAATTTGACTCAATAACTACGAATAAGATGTTTAGAAGAAAAATACCAAGAACGATTAAATTCCAAATTTCCCATCATGAAAATTTTCCCCCAACTAATAATGAGCTATTATAAACTACTTTTTCGAAAAAGTAAAGATGGTACTCCCTGTAGGAGTCGAACCTACCTGATGCCTCGGTGTAAACGAGGTGCCTTCACCGCGATTGCTAAGGGAGCTTTCAGTCGAACCTATTTATTATGTAGGTTCCAAAACCGATTACAGGACAGAAGACCCAATTCGAGATAGCGGCGACCCTCGGGGTTCATCGAATGAATTGCCCATTCGATACGCGGTCCTTCGCCGCGAGCCGCCCGAAGTTCGATCCAATCGACAACGGGTTCGGAAGTCATGGCCTTGCCCTGGTCGTCCAGCCCCAGGTCATGGTCGAAGGAAATTATGCGAATGTCATAGTCGGGAGACGATAGGATCGCTATCGCCTCCCCTGGTGTCTTGGCCCAAAGCCAACCCTCGGGGGCTGGCCTTAGGTCATCGATCCATAGTTGTTGGGCAGGAGTCATGCAGCCTTTAGAATTTCCAACCGACGTTCGATCCATTTGGAGTTCGTCAGGTCGGCATGAAGGGCAAGGACAAGGGCGGTGAACTCACCCGTGTTCCAATCCACGTCACCGATACCCAACAACATATCGTGACGGGGTTCGTAAGTCTTATTCTGATTTTTCAGGTCGGCCAGCGAGGCGACCCGAAACGGGGTCACCACCACGCATTTCACCAGCCCATGGTTGTGGTCAAGTGCATAGCGAAGATGTTTCATTCGTTTGTAGTTCTGCGGTGTCTTCTGCCACTGGCAATCCTCACTGCGTAAGAACTGCGGTTGGTCTTTTTCGAAGTTCGTATACATCAGATTTGCTCCATAGGCCATAAACTGATGCGCCCATAGGGAGAGGACTACCGAGCCATCTTCGGCTATGTTGGACCATCCTCGGGCCATCTTGCGATAGTCGGGGAAGATCGAGCCCATAGCCTTATGGGCCTCAAGTAGCGATGTGTAGATCATCGTCATTCAACTCCAATGGTCGGGCGGATAATTCCGCAGGCGACACCTTGGAGTCTATCACAGGTACTCCGTCTTTCAAATGCACGATGGTTCCGCAGTTGAAACAACAGAGTAGTTCGCGTTTCGAACCAACGGCCAGTGTTGGGAACTCACAGTCACAACCTTCTTCGCGAAGTTGTCTGACTTGTTCGGTTTCCTCAACCGTTAGGGCTTTCCCCCAGGCGAGGGGGATCGGGCGGTTTGATTTCATGGAAAGGCTCGTTATCAAGAACTGATAACGTCAAGTTTATCAGCCTTTCCAGCGTAAAGGAAGATAGGGTGTCGTAATCCAACCGTGTTGCGATTGGAACGCCCGACAGGATTCGAACCTGCATCTTATCCAGTTACCTTTGTCCTTGATTCGTATTCAAGAGGGATACGGGCGCTTAAGCGCTTGAGACGCATACGATTTCGTTGCGCTCGGATTTGATCAGCATAAAGAGAATAGGAATGATACCACAGACGGCGATCACGTTCGGTAACACGCTGTAACACATTTTTACTAGCCGCCGCAAAGGCAGCCGCCGCGTCATGTTCAGTCATGTTGAAGTTCCCCGTTTAGGCAAGAATTATATCCCCATTCTCGCCAAATTTCAAGCTTAAAAGAAGGTAATGGGTCAAGTAATTCCCCGCTACTTGACCCTGAAATACCTAATTCAGAGAACGACGATCAAAAGACTCCGTGATGGCATACCCTACTTCGTCGTTACTCAAAACATTGCATTGAAAGCCTGCCTTGAGTTCTCGTGCTATGAGTTCCAGGGCTCGCGAGAGGGGACGGACAAATCTCGCAACATGTTCCGTTCCCTCTTTTCCCCATACATCCACTGCAATAAATGATTCCTCAATTACAGCCATGGACACCCCCCTTATGCTGGTGCCAATTGGAGGAGTCGAACCCCCGACCAATCGATTACTAATCGATTGCTCTACCGACTGAGCTAAATTGGCGATTTCCCCGATAGTCGTTCGTAAAGGTCCGTTAGCAAGTCGAACTGACCCTTGATGTACAACGGGTCTTTCTTATCCGAGAACGGAACCTTAGTTGTCCCGTAATACTGAATTAGTAATTCAGAACAACGGTCTAACTGTGCCTTAATATAGGCTAATTCAGTATGACGGTCAAGTGACATAAATGCCTCGGGAAGCCATTACTCAATTGTTCCGTCGCGTATTTAGAAAACAAAATAGGAGGGGGCATTTCTACCACACCTCCTATTCTGCGGGCGGCCCTCCCTCGGTAAACCGAGTTAGGCGATAGCGGCTTCGTCAGTCGCCTTCTTTTCAGGTGCGGCTGACTTTTTAGAAACCGATTTGGTTTTCTTCGCGGCACTCTTGGCAGCAAGAGTTTTTTCTTGCTCCTTCTTCCGCCGATGAAATTCAGCCCAACGCTGTTTCTGAGAAGCTGAAATCTTGGCACGCGTCGCGGCCGAGAACTTCTTGCGCGGCTGCGGCTCGGCATAGGCGACAGTAGGTTTGCCGTTCGCACGCTTACCAAAGGCGATTTGAGTATCGAGACCCTTGCGCATGAACTTGTTATGAAGAATTGCAAGCGCCTCAGGACCATTTGGTGACATACCCGCAATTCGTTCCACACCCTGCGACAGAAGCGCGGCGAGCTTATTAGGATCGCTGTGCGGGTTTCGCGCGGCTTCTACCAGACGTGTAATGATAACCGATGTTTTCATAGTTACTCCCATTTTCAAAGTTTTAGTGTGTCAAGATAAATTTCCTCTTGACTTTCGACTATTGGGTATATGGTCCAAACCTTGAAAATTGCAAGCTATTTTTTTCAAAACAATATCAACGAGTTGTAAAAACTCGGATAGTTCCAGCCGCGTAAGCCATTGTAATTTCGTGAGGTTTCGGTATCTGAACTAGCCCCTTCAAGATATTCTCGTAGAACTCAACTATTTGGTCCTCAGAGGTTTGGCTTCGTAGGAATTTTTCACACTCCATAAACTTGGGCAGCAAGTCGTTTGGGATCGGTACCTCTTCGGTGAACTCCATGGCTCGGGCCACCGACATAGGCGGGACGGTGGCCGTCTTTGCCCTAATCACCAACGCTGAAATCAAAGGAAAATCTGAAACTCGTTTCATAACGTCCAGTCCTGTTTTTACGAGGCGCGGACCATATGAGGTAATCGTAGAAAGGAAAAGGTGCTGATTTTGGTTAACAGAATTAAACAGTGTGCGCCGTAACCGTGTAGTAACAGAAAAGGGGGCCGATGGAGCCCCCTTTTTGATCGTTCTCAAGCGACTGAGAAGCTGAACATAGAATGTAGGTTTCCCCGTAGGTTCCGCATCCCTATTTTACCTCGCTTTATCGCCCGATCCCCTAGCTGAATAACTTTCGCCCCTGGTGACTTGCGGATCGCTTCCTTCAAGGCTGGCGGCGGTGGTGGTGGAGCATAGGCTTTAGCCGCCAGCGGCTGAGGGGTTTCGATAGGTGGTTGCGGTTCAGGTTGAACCTTAATGTCAGTGTCGTTGATACGGCCTAGCAGGGCACGCAACTCTTCATCGGCCTTGGCCTCAGCCGCCGCCGACAAGGCTTCGGCGCGATCCAGGCGGGCAATCTCATGCATGAGATATGTACACGCCATGACTAAATCTTGCCGATATGTTTCGCAAAGACGGAACTGGTGAAGCGCATATGGATAGACGCGATGCGAAATAATTGTCTGCGGACCAAGAGGAATCGTAATTTCAGGTGCGCCAAGCGCATATGCACAAGCCGCTTTTGCAAGCTCACAATCAGTGTTCTTATCCGCCTGTTCATCCCTCAATCCTTTCCCCTTCATAATCAGGCATTGAGTCATAACGTCTATGCCGATTTTCTCCATTACACTGTCTATTACACTATGCATATTTGCACTCCCGTCGTTTTTAAATGGACGCTGTGTAATGTGCGAAGAAAATGTGAGGGAATTAGGATTTGGAGCTACCTGAGGGATTCGAACCCCCGCGTCTTTCGAGACTGATTACAAAACAGTTGCCGTCGTCCACTTGGCTAAGGTAGCGTCCTGGAAATCCTATTTAGACATTTGCTCCATCACCGATAGCAGGGTTAGAAAAAACCAGACGAGTGCGACGTAGACCGCGATGGCAACCGCGACTCGAATGATCCATTTCATTTTAAACTGCTTAGGGGTTGGGCTGTCTTCACAGTAGCCCATTACCAGAAGGCGCGCATCAAAGGTCATAATCAGGGTAAAGAACCAAGATAGACCGAGCGCAAACCCAACCCCTAACCCATTGCCATATCCAAGACTTTGAAACAAAAAGCACCGAACCAAAGTCCAATGGCAATTGCGAAAACCAGAAGGGCGTAGTAACCTCGAAAAGAAGGGGGGTAACGCAAAACCTTTCACCCCCCTATCAAGTTAGATGCCCCCCATCTAGGAAAGAAGGCATCGCGGAGGAAACGCATAACAAGGAAAAGGAATGTAGGGAGAAGCGTGAATGAAGCAAGCGCGACCAAATAGAACAATGATCCAGGCTCCGAAGGTGTGCTGGTACATTTCCATAAAGCCGCGCTTGCTTTCCCCCTGCGTGCAACTTTACATTCCTACTGGTTTAGACCCGAGGTAAAACCATGTTCAATACGACTACTCAGAAAAAGGTTCCAACACAAATCACAAATTATTACGACACAAACCTCCCCGATCCGATTCTGGTGCAAGAGTGTCGCGAACGAATCAGATATGGGCTCAAACGCGCCCAACAGATTTACGGCTGTGACTTCCAAGCTTGGCGTAAGATGGAGCGCGAGTGCATAGATAACAAATCGTTTTTACGACTTCTTATAAATGCGACTCACAAAGGCGAAAATACTCTTTGGCGGCGTTTCAAGACATGGCGAATGTTGGAATACACGCCGCAAGCCTGTGTGATCAAATATGGTGACAAATTATTCGACGCTGTGACCATCGCCTATGCTGAACATCAAATGCCCTTGTCGGTGATAAAAAAGATTCGGGGTTGACAGTCAGTCGTTCTGTCTTCTATATCGAGCGGGTCGGTTGGGGTGACCCTTACTTCAATCGCCATCTGTACGCTTCCAAGGAAAGTCAGGAGGTTGTCCTGCTTACCTCCTGACTTTTCCATGGAGGGCTTCCTTGATATCTTGTGTTCAACGTCTCAAACTCATTCCCCCTGCGACTCATCGCGCAGGGGGTTTTTTTGTGTTGACGTGAAGACGATTATGTGATTAAAAAAGAATTCGTCAGGGGAATTCAGATACCCATCAGAGTTTTTGCCCGCCGCCTTTCCCTCACAGACCCCCCTCTGTGTGCGCGGGCATCAGGCCCATGGAAGTTCTCCCCCCAGACTTCCATGGGCCATTTCATTTCCGTAACAAAACGTGAATGGACAGAAGTGAGTAGAATCACTTACAAGAATTTCCGTTAGGTGACTGCCATCCTTCCCAACTCCAGTCAGTCTCCTATGGTTGCTAACCCAAGAAGAAACCCCCAAGGTGCTAATCCATAGTGCCACCTTGGGGGTTTTTATGTTAATGAAAAAGGGTAGATCGTGCAATCCCGATCTACCCCTTCGTTTACTACCTGACTATCAACAAGTTCCAGATTAGGCAGTCACACCTTCAATGCTATAGCGCTTGTCATTGAGGGTTTCCAACATGACGTTGTATGGAGAGAACGTCTCCAGCTTGTTGGATAAAATGGACTTGAAGATAGCAGGCGAGAAGCCCGATACCATCGCAGTGCCATTTTGGTCTTCCTTGACGGGACTGTTGTCAGCCCGTCCGTTCACATGCCAGAACACAACCTTTGGCAGATCGTATCCATGCGCCGCGAACTTGGATTTCGCGTTGTTATAGGCCAAGTCAGACAATCCAGCGCGTTGCGGATTGAATTCCATGTCCGACACAACAAGGATCATGTTTGGCAAGTCGGCTTGCGGAACATTGTAGCGAATCGCGTGGTTCAACACGAGGTCGAACGTCGCTTCGATATTCGTTCCGCCGTAGGCGTCGGCAAAGTCCAACTGTTGGTACATGTTGGATAGGGTCAACGGCCCATTGAGCTTGTTCATGCGCGGAACATTTGAGAACCCAACCCACATACCTGCGAAGTCGCCCGTTTGCTTACCAGCGGTATACAAACCGATTGACACAGAGATATCCATCGGCGTCACGTTGCCTGGAACCGCATTGCGTTGGCCGTAGTAGCTCCATGATCCCATCGAGCTTGACAAGTCAATGAACGGCAGAATCTTGTTGTCGCCAAGCAAGTTCGGCAGCGCTTCCCATTGCGCGTCGGCAACCTTTCGATCACCGTGGTTCAGGGACTTCAGCACGTCGTAAGGGAACACCGCGCCCGCATTGATCTTGCGCTCGGCCTTACCCGTTTCAGGATTGATCTTCACCAAGCCATCACGATAAGCCTTGTACCCTTCGGGGTCGTGCTTGAAGAATGCCTTTTGATAACGTGCTGCGGCGACCGATGGCACGTGATCGTAGGTGATGCCCTTCCATTCGCGGGCGCACATTGGCGTTTCGACAACCTTCGTTAAAGTAACGAGGGTCTTGCGATAACGCTTGGGCGACCAGCCCAGGTAATTGCGGAGTGCCACGGCGTCCTTGCCCTTGCGAGGCATCCACTTGGCGCATAGGCCATTCTTGGCGTTCAGCGCGGCGGCAATGACCTTAAATGCTTGGTTGCGGGCGAAGTCGGTTTCGAAAACCAACAGGTCATCCCAACGGCCATACTCGGCCCAATATGGAAGGATCGCGACAAGGTCATCCTGATAGTTCTTTTCCATATGGCGAAGAATCTTGCGCGCAACTTCACGTTCGCCAGCGCCACCGCGGATATCGCGGGTCCACAACAGGGTGCGGATGGCGAGTCTCTTGTCTTCGGCGGTTGCCAAATCAAACTCTTTCGAGAGGTCCGCACCGCGTTGGCCCACAGCCTTGAATAGGTTCAGAACTCGCGAACCTGAATCAGCATAGGTCACGGCACCATTGAAGGTAAGGCCCATGCTTGGCTTATTGGAAACTGAATTGACAAACTTGTTCATTGTTATCACTCCTTTTTGTTACAGAATTATTGCAGGCCAGTCGTGCCTGCGTGTCAGTGACGATTTTAAGCTGAAATAATTCTCTTACTGACTAATAATATGCCCCCAACGGGCCATTCCCTATAAAGGCGGGGAATGTTGGATTCGAACCAACTGTTTTTTGTGTGCTGAAATTAGTCGAAATTGACAGATTTGCTTTTTTAAGGGTTGGAATCGAACCAACTACACTTCGCTTTGAATGCGAATGCTCAACCAAATGAGCTTCCCGTCCAGATGGACGATATTTGTTTGCTGAAACAAATCTTAATCTGAAAAATTTAGCAGGCTTACTTTGATCCAGGCTCGCGCCTGTTTCGGGATCGAACCGAATAACCAACTGAGTTGCCTCAGTAAGTATCTACCAGATTGTTTTGCTGCAATAAGCCTATAATTAGTGGCGGAATAGCAGTGCTGGCACTTGAGTTTTTTTGAGTACGCCCAGGGTCAATGCTGAAACACCCTTCGTCGTAAGAACTTACCCGAAGGTTTTGTCTTACATCGTTTTACAAATGCCCTTGCGGGCGGTTTGGCTGCGGTATCTATTCCAGTATTCGTGTATGTCAGAATGATTATCTACTTCGGGATTAATGTGGCGAAATCGAAGCCCACTTCTCTATACCAGAAAGTTTTATTTGGTTGCTGAAATCATTCTTGTATTCAGTTAGTGATGTTCGTCGCGATGTTCATCGGCCCATTCCTTGGCCGCAGCGTTACGAACAGATTTAGGAAACATCTTAGACCAGTGCTGATCCTTTGATCCAAACTCCTTGTGGTAAGCTTGGGCTGCACGGTCGGCATGATATCCCCAAAGCTTGATGGCTTTTTCGTGATTGTACACGCCTTTGGCATGTTTCTTCAAAAGGTTCTTTTCAATCGGAACTTTCGAAGAATGATACAAGTGAGAATCGTTATCAGCAAAGATGCGGAGTTCTCTTACATCGGTGTGATTTACATCACCATCCTCTTTTTCAAGAAGGATTTTTCTTAGGGATTTGGACATTACGCTTCCTATTAGAGTGAGGGTTAGTAATGTCTATTTAGTCATTCCAAGTTGCAACGATGGCATTCACATGAGCAAAATATCTCGGACCATCTGGACCTTGAAAAGTGAAGTATTTGGCGACTAATAAATTGGCTCCAGGTTGGAAATCCCTATCTCTAATCGCAGAGACTGCATCAACCAGCTTGCACGAATATAACAAATTCTCGGGCAAGTTTTTCTTCGACGGTTTGGACAACGGAAAGATGCCCGACACTTCAACGTAATCTTTAGTAACTGACATCTTAACTCCTATAGGGGAACTTGGTGTTGACGATGCCCATAAGGTATCCAACTGATGCCAAAAGGACCAAAGTCAAAGTGTAGGCAAAGACATTAGGGAAACTCATTATCGCAACAAGACCGATCAATAGGGCCAATCCGAGGATGATAACCGTTTCGATCATAAATCTTCCATAGTCAGGATTTTGCATTTCAAATTACTCAGTCAAATAGCTGCGCTTGTCTTGCTTTTCCCAGGACGGTGAATCGCCGTCCTTGATGTATTCTTCCTGAATGATCCAATCGCGAATAATCGGTGCGATGGTCTCGGACGTGATCACCCATTCGGTTGCAATCGTGGCAACCACCACAGGAAGAATGACGTACCATTGAGTCATCCACGGACCGAGGAAGTAGACGAAGATTCCCAAACTGAGGAACATCGCCACGTTGAGAACTACCCAGGCGACACAGGCTCGGCCCATAAATCCTGGACGGCGTACTTTCTTTGCGTCACGGTCATACATATTATAAGGTTCCTTAAAAGTCGGACGACGAGAAGTCAGGGGTTGAAAAATCCGATGTAGAATTCCCAGAATCGTCGCTACTAAAATCAGAGGTGCCCATTCCAGCCAATCCCGCGTCTTCGGTCCCACTATCCATCCCAGGAACGGGAGACAAATCAGGAATATCGCAAGATACATCAGAAGGTCGAGTATCGTCATTATATACGTCCTGATTGGGGATCAATTCCGACATTACGATATTGAGTAAGATTGCATCCATAATCAGATCGCCGTCGTCCTCAGTTACGTTGGACCGTTGTAAGGAACGCCGTGCTTCAAACATCGATAGTGGCAGAAGGCCAGCGTTCCGACGTTTGGTATTAATTTCAGTAAGCTTCTTTTCAGAAAGCATTAGGTTCCCCCTCATGGTATTTACAGGATCATCTTTATAAGTGTGCTACCCTTACACCAAGAGCCCATCAGAGATACATAAAAGCTGGCACCTGTATCAGAACCAATTAAGGCACACTTCTTAGCACACGAAGTCTAAGCACATGCCACTACCCAACTACGAGTAGCTATCTGACCACCGAAAACCTTGCCAGTCGGCGTAGGTAGTTATCCTACTTGGCTTTCGCAGTTATGTATCTTTGGTGGACTCCCCCCGAATCGAACGTGGACCACTGCTTTGATAGAGCAAATTAGTTGCTGAACTGATCCTTGATCGTTTTCATTCAAGGATATTTGGAGTATTTACCTGAATAGCTTTTACAGATCGATTAAAGGTCGATTGCTGGAATACCAGCGTTTATTTGCTGAAACTATTCAAACTAGGTTCAATACCACGCCTGCAATCTTACGAGTAGCAGCATCCCTCCGCGAAGGGACGTTCTCCGTATGGTATTGAAATAGTGGAGCCAAGTGAGGGATTTTCACCCCCGTCATCACTCATGGTGATGTTTTAGGTCAAAACTAACTCGGCAAGAGGTGGAGTCGGGGGAAGGATTTGCGCCTTCAACTCTTGATGTTTGGGAGGCGGCGAGGCGTCCAAAAAATCAATACTCTAATATTTGAGTTACCCCGACATAAAGGGAGTTATCAGATTGGCTTTTGCTTTTTTTCTCCAAAAGAAAAGGCAATTGTTTGCTGCAACCAATCTTTCAATTTTTGTATTCTACTCGAAACGAATTAGAAAGTCAACAATTATTTTCAATTCCGAGTCATTTTTTCTTTCGTTTCTTGCGGATATCCCAATATATCTAATAGGGTATTATCCTGTGACTTATGCCATTCCTCTATCATGGTCGATACCGTCGATATCGGAGATTGAACGATGAAGGCACGCCCATTCTCTAAGAATATCTCAGTATGGTTGGCATCCACATCCATATAGGCGGCAATCTGATAATTAAAGACAACCAATTGATTGCCAGCGTCGGTCGTGAAATAGAAACGATTATCCATTAGCGTAGAATCCATAGCGTTAGAATGAGGCACATGTAGTGCAGGAGTTGATCGAAGCCGATCACGACAAAGAAGTTGTGGCGGTCGCCCTTGGCCCAGAGCCGCGCCGTAATCTGACTGGTGAAATGATCCACCACAAAATGTAGGGCACCGTTGACCGCGAGGTAGGTCACAAGATTGGAGAAGTGAAAGAGAGGAAACATGATGACGAAGAAGGTTGTGATATAGGCCAGAACATGAAGGCTGAGGGCCTTATTGCTCTTGCACTTGTTCGTTGCCATCCAATCGGACTGAAACACAAAGTCGCCAATCCAGTGCAGAATAATTACGGTCAGAACCAGCGTCACATAACCCTCGCTTTCAATATGGCTTCTATTTCGTCGGTGATATTTACAGGGTCTTCCTCAATTCTATCTCTAAAACGTTGGATAAAATATGAAAGTCTACCGTCATATAAAGAGTGATTATCTCGTTTCCATAACCAAGAAATCATTTCATGTTTGACCGTGAAAGCGATGGCCACTCCATCATAGGGAGAATACGAAACGACGTAGATGTAATTGGATCGCGCCATGCATAATATCTCGAAAAGTGGTGCCCCTGGTAGGAGTCGAACCTACAGAACTCCTGATTCTAAGTCAGGCGACTTTACCAGTTTGCCCACAGGGGCTTATTTCGTGTGGAAGCGGTTTGTAGTAGTTGCAGGATCGCAGGTCGCGCTTCCGAAACTCGCCTGCCTCGGTGACGATAAGGTTCTGTTCCGTCTTCCGTATAAATTTCGTGATGATGACCGTGCCATCATTCAGGATGACGCGGATTTTCGAGCCTTTATGAAATGAGGAATGAATAGTCATTGCTTTCCCTCAAATTTGGAACGGTGAGGGGGTAACGATCCCCCGCCTAAAGTGTGGCACACTTTGATACTTCCATTATACTATCACCGCAAATGTCTATTTTTTCTTCCGTTGCCCTTATTTAGAAATCCAAAATTAGGTGTCAGAGAATGACACGATGGACAAAGTAACTCTACATTTTCTTCACAGTTATTGTTTGAATTTCCGTCAATGTGGTTTACCTGAAGTGGTATTTTTCCTGTAGTAGGATTTATTTCTGACCATCCACACTTTACACATTTACTATTATGCTTCTCAAATAAATACCGTCGAATATAGTGTCGGATTGGATTATTTCGACCGCCATACGATGTTTTAACAACTTCACCATTTTTCCATTTTATGATGAAATCTTGATATTCAAATTCCCATCTACAATCATGGGAACAGTATTTACTCTGATGATGATTCAGAAGAATACCGCAGTTTTTACAATATCGAGTTGATGTTCGTAATCTATTATTGAACGACACTGAACAAGATCGGCAACAAAATTTTATCGAAGCTTGATTGTCACAATTAAGACATTTCGGCATTTAGAACGGCAGAATATCGTACCACGTGAAGGCTGGCGCATTATCAACCAACCATTGCCAGTAGGCGGCAGTGAAGAAAGCGGGATTGAGGTATGCCATCATGCTCATGAATCCCAAAAGCGTCACGGTTGGGAGAATGAAAAATTCGTCCATCATGTTGACGGCCTCTTGGTTTTCACACACCACTTCGACGGTCACTTTGCCTTTGGGCTTTGACTCCAAATTATCTGTAGTAGCTGTCTTGGGCTTACGCTTCGACATTGATCTTCAATCTCCTTTAGTCGTCTCTTGGGAATGTCATAGTGTGGATAGGGTTTGGAATGATACCAACACCGCTTGATATTTAGGTCGGACGCCATGCGATGAAGATCATCGATAGAGTATGGATCACATATCAGGTGCCGTCGCTTATCGGTGTAATAGATCATCTTAGGTCATGTCCTACTGCAATAGGCGTTGTTCGAAAAAGAAAGGTTGCAGCCAAACTTTTTACTTATATCCCTCCCCTTGGGGCGGGGCCTAAAATAAATCATCCGATGGTAATTGATTTGATGACGAATTTGTTGGTGTGATTCCGAGCGAATTGCTCGGCTTCGGCGACAGACGCATGGGTATTGCAGACATCACCCTGACCCCAGCACTGAACCCAAAAGGGGAACCACCAACGCCAGACTTCGACTTGGTATCCAGCGAAATCGTCTTCAACGATGCGATAGTATTTTTTCATGATTGGTATCCCTGGTCGGAGTCGAACCGACACACAATTATTTTTGAAACAATCGGCTTTACCTGAGTTTGCCTACAGGGACTTAATCGTCATGTATTCCTAAGTATTCTTCACGATAGATCACTTCCCCTTCCTCAAGCCCGAAAGTTCTCTTATACCATTCAAACATCGCCAAATCCCAAATCGGATCAATACCCTTTGTTTCATTTTGGGTATCCCAATCAAATCCTTCTCTATCAAAGAATTTCAAATAGGATCGATATTCTTTTAGACGTTCAATGTCATTTTTGATATGTCGCTGGCAAACATCAATATGTTGTTTGACAAACAACGATCCCTCAGACCAACCCATTACATAGGTTCCTCAACTTGTAATTCGACCACCGTATAATTCTTGTCGGGGATATTCTGTTGCCGCGCCGAATTGGTGGCGTGACCCTTCTTATTATATATACGACAATCGGCAAAATCGACGTAGCGATAATGATATCCAACATACTTACCCGACTTCAATTTGATCACGTAGATGGTTCTCATCCGAAATATGCCCTCAGAAGCCCATAGGCGATACCGCCGACAAGACCGATAACAAACCAAGTAGTAGTTGACCAATTCATCATGCTGAAATCCAGGCTATGGTGAGGATGCTTGTTACGATGCCGCTGTATACCAGCGAGCCCAACAGAAAGGCATAGAGGTTCGGGTAGTCGTAGGTGAAGTCGATAAATTTATCGAACATGAATGGTGCCTTCTACAAGGAGTCGAACCTGTTTCTACTGTTCTTCAGACAGCCGCTATGACCGCACTAGCTCAGAAGGCTTAAAGAAAAGCTTGGCGTCCGCTTTTTAAGGAAGACGCCAAGTATAGTCTAATTCTACTTAGAAAACAAGAGGAATTAGAGAGGCAGGCGCTGTAGGTAGGGCAGGTGTTGTAATTGAGCCAAGCAAGCTTGAAATCCAAGCTGTAGGGTCAAGGCCCAGGTAAATCGCAACACCAGCCGCTATGGCAGCAACGCCAAGTTTGATAGCAAGCGAGTATTTTTGTTCCATGATGGACTCCGTTAGTTATTTGCCTATCGCTATTTAGCGTTTAGGATGGTTTGAACCGAACCATGACATTTGGCGAATCTCGGCAACCGTCATCTTAGAGGCGGCTTCCAAACAGGCTGCATAAATTTTGTCATACAGTGTCATGCGCCGACTGCCCTTACCATATCCGAACTACGCCCCAGGCGATCCGCAGCGTAAGAAGCGGCGAAGGCGTCAGGCTTGATCATAGGGATGATATTCGTGGTGCCGCGGATGTATCCGATGGCTTGTTCGATTATCAGGTTCGACGCGTATTTCTTGTCAGGATTGAGGTCTAAGTGAAGCTCTACGGCGCGATCCCCGATGGCGTCGGCAAGCTCCAGGTATGCGGCCGAACACTTGTAGACTTCCTGCATGAGGCGATAGGTCGGCTTCTTTTTGTTCGGGCTGAAATCCTGTTCGGTTTCAATTTCACCGAATATTTTACAGCCGTTGCACCCATTTTTATGAATGACCACGACGGTATAGAAATCGGCAAACCATTTCCCGTGTTTCTTCCGAACGGTCGAGTCGACTCCAATGTAGATACGAGATTCCAGAGGTTCCTTGTCTATGAATTGGCGTATCTTCTCTAAGGTAATTTCTTTCATGAATCTGGACGCAATTATTCATTACCCGTACTTAAGGTAACTTGATTTCTACTTATGGGTTATTTATGGATCAGGAGAAGCCGAAGGCTTCGACAACCGCGAAGCGGTTCCAAGCGGTACTTAAGTTCACTTAAGTCCAACTTAAGGTACCTTGGGGCAGGAAGCTAACGCTTCCTAAGCCTACGCTAACGCTTCGGCTGGATTCAGTAAGGAATACCTAAGTGATAAGGTAATTACCAAACCACTTAAGTCGCCAATCACTAAAGGATTGGCATTAGGCTAAGGAATGGGGAATCAAGAATCTAATTATACACCCCTCTGAAATACCTTGTCAAGTAAAAAATAGACATTTCAAGGTATTATTTCAGATTTTTTATGATTTTTTCATCATTCGATATGTCAAATGCCCTTCGACTGAATTTCCAAGCGGCGTCGGCATTTATTTTGACTGACGAAAACGCCATAACGCCTTTCAATACGAAATAATTGGCATCGAAATAGTAATCTCCTTCATCGGCCCCCATGTGTTTCTTGACATTGGTGACAACAATATATGCCTTGTATTTGTAATCGTCGGCCTCGGCATTCTCGATAATGAAAGGAAATCGATATGGCGCGCAATCTTCCATGAGGTATTGATAGACTTCATTCTCTTTTTTGACGACAGCTTCGGGATAGACTTTGACGTGCATTTTTCAGACTCCACGTACAAAAAAAGGTGGTCAATTCCACCTTTTGAAAATTGAATGATATGGAGGGCGGCATGGGAATCGAACCCATTTTGGTCGGGGTTAAGAGGCCCGTGCATCGCCATTCAGCTTGCCGCCCGTTTTGTTTGTCTAAATTCTTTTAATGCGATACAGTATATGTCCATCACGTCACGGCCCAAATGTTCGGCCGCAAATTCTTCAACCAGATGGTCTTCGACGAATTGTAAGTATCTTGTCTCACCGCGAAAACGTCCGCTGGCGATTTGAGACACCGATGCGACTTGTAGATCGGCCCGTCCTAAGTTCTTGACCATCGGTCGCCATACACTCGGTTCCTTCAAGACAACGAATATTGCATTGAGTGGAGCCGATTGGATCAAGCGAGTCGTGCGGCCCGTCTGCCTCAGACGTTCACGATAGTCCATATTTCATTCCTTTCATTCTATATTCACAGGATCATAGTAAATCCAGGGATCGCTTTTTTCTTTGTACATCAATTCGAGCTTGTTAAAGGCAGGTTCGTTTACGCACATCTTGCGAAAGATATCGAGTGACGTATCATCGAGCGGCTTGAAGCGCCAAGCAAAGAAACTGGCAAGAGGAATTTCGTATACCTCAAATAGGTCATCATCCTCTTTGCAACGACGTTCCCAATCCATTGGTACAATCTTGGTGATCGTATACACGTTTCCCGCGTCAATGTAGGGCGGGACGGTAATGGGGATTATGTGATCATCAATGCAGAGTACGCGTTGTCCAACTTTGAAATCACGCATTATCATCACCGATAAGTAGAACCAATTGCGAGGACATAATATCTAAGAATTGTTCAACAGGAAAGTCAGACGGATAATCAGCATGGGCCGCTTTAGCTTTTACGACCATATCGTTTAGTCCTGCGATGTGGTCGCAAATTTTAGGACTTCCCTTGCGTAATGTCAGAATTTCTTCAATGAGATTGGATTCAATTTCTTCCATGATAATATCCTTGAAAAATTGGAAGATCAGGTGGGATTCGAACCCACGTGGGCTTTCGCCAGGAGATTAAAAGTCAACTACCATCGGCCACTCGGTCACTGATCTAAATTTTGTTATCGCTGAATGTGATATAAGAGAAAGGTTTTAGGATCGCAAAAAACGTCGGGAGAAATTACCAATACTGGAGTTTGATGAAACTTTATTAGAGCTTCCGCGACTGTTATTTCTATCATTGTAATATATCCATTGGATGTTGGAACTGACGGGAGGGATCGAACCGCCTTATCGGGAGCCACAATCCCGCGCACTAACCAAATGTGCTACGTCAGCATTGGTAGTTCCTATAGGGTTCGAACCTATGTCTAACGATTATCGGTCGTTTGCACTCACCAACTGTGCTAAGGAACCATTAGAAGGTATTCGCAGATTTTATACTGTCTAATACCGCCTGGGCATCTTCTTTAGAACAATTTCGAGCTTCCATGATGACTTGAAGAAGTTTGTCGTCGGATGATAGCTTCGGCGGTGAAATGATATTGGCGACGGTATCGGCGGTAGCGGTGTAGGTTTTGATCCCCAAATCCTTGGTGGATTCTACCCATACCTTGAACGCGTCTTTTACATCAGACATTGTAGTTTCCCTCTTTGCTACAAATGAAAATGGTCAAGGCGACAGGCATCGAACCTGCATAAACTCCAGTTCCCAAAACTGGCGCTTCTCCATTTAAGCTACGCCCTGATAAAAAAAGTGGTGGGTAGTAGGCTGAATCGAACACCTTGCCCATAGGGACCGCGTTTACAGCGCAGTGACAGCACCAGCTATCCTTATTTTACTACCCATTATTCCTTTGCTCGGGAGGTAGGGATCGAACCTACGCCTTTCAGGGTCAAAGTCTGACTGCCAATACCAACACAGCGCTCCCGAGCAAAGGAATAATTCAGAACGCGAATTATACCCTATTTAGTCAACTTTTGTCAAGCAAATTATACAAGTATTTCTCGCGATGTAATTCTTTGATGACTAAACTTGCCTTCTTATTGGCGTCTATTTCAACAGGGCGTCTCGGATATACTCCCTGAAAGAGATTAACATCCTTGTCTTTGTAGAAATATCGCCCATCCTTGTTTATAAGGTCTCCATCAACGAACTGCTTGTAATGAGCAAGTTCGTGGGCAGCGACAAAAGTCAACCAGTTAGGTTTATAATATCTCAATTTACGCCGCTGGTATTTGTCAAAGGCAGGATATTTATTATCAACTGCTCGACGCGACAGATAACCGACATTGACGTAGATACAGGTCGTAGGTTCGTCAATAAAGAACGTTCCCATATAGGCAGGTCGCCACATATCCAGGTTAATCAGCGGACAACTTGATAAGTTCAAGATACGACAAATTTCGGGAATAGTTTGTCGTAGATGATCAACTTCCTTAGGGTGATTCTGTATAGTTCTTTTTGCAAAAAATTTAACATCCATACAAATATTTCTCCCGATGCAATTCCTTGATGACATATCTTGCCCAGCTATTCGCGTCGCGTTCCTGCGGCAGATCATGGTGGGATCGCGGATAGGTTTTTTGAGTTTGCGTTTCCAGTATTGGTTGCAGTTTGCCTTTCCAAATGGAACGACTCTGACCATCCATCAACACATTAGTTAGATCGCCGTCGCAGTATTGTTTCCAGTGGGCAAGTTCATGCGCCAGCGTATGGATGAACAAATCTGGTTTGTATGGCCGCAAGACCCGTCGTTCCCGCTTCCACCACGGCCAATCGACATTATGTGCCCGTTGGATATTATGGATATCGATATGGATGAAGTGTGTATCGTGAACGAAGGCCCCCAGATAATAGTAGGTGTCTTGAAACTTTACACGTAAGGGTAAGGGACAATCGATCATCTTACAAATTCTTGGTATTTGTTTGATTAAGCTATGGATGGTTGCCCGATCATTATCCGAGTAGTAATTTGCGATATGATAGTTTTCAAACTGCATTATCAAATCCCTCAGTACAGATACTTTTCGCGATGGAGTTCCTTGGTGACGTAGGTCGCCCAACTATGGGCGTCCCTTTCGGGGGGTAACGCGTGATAACGCGGATTGGATACATCATATCGTTTGACTTCCTTGCCGCGCCAGTAATGTTTCCATCTACACTTGACGATGTTACTCACGAGAATCTTGTCTATGCGTGCCTGCCGATAGTGCCCAAGTTCATGGGCCAATATGAAGATGAACGTGTCGAATTTGTAAGGCTTCAGGTCGCGGACTTTACGTCGCCAAAATCCGTCTCCTTTCCCATAATCAAAATGGGCTAATATTTTTCGAACACAGATTGTTATCTTGGGGCCATAATAATCTTGATAACACCCAAAACCCCCATTTTCTTCGAAGGTAATAAGAGGGGGATTTGTAATACCCATAATTCGACAGATTTTTCGAACTTTTTTTGAAGTTCGTCTGATAATTTTCATTTCATAATCAGAGTATTGATCAGTAGGATGACAAATCTCAATATCAACTTTCACTGTAGTCCCCGTATGTGCAACCCTGATATAACCTTTATTGCCTCGGAATTGGCGTCTATTTCCCATGGTTTCTCATAGTGAGACCCCCATGGATGGTAGCGACTGTATTCTTTTCCCTCGAATACATGAGCTTCCACCATTTTGAATTGGGCAAGCATACCACTCGCATAGACTCTATCGATTAGTCGCCCCTCCAGATATTGCTTGAGGTGCGCCATTTCGTGGGCCAGCGTGTAGACGTGCCAGTCGAAGTTTGGAGGGAGCAACGGCGCGACGGTCTCGGTCCAGTACGAACCTGTTGACGGTTCGTCCATACTGATTTGGATATAGTTGTCCGTTGGATTGTAGTAAGCACCTTCCCAGATGTAAAAGAGGGGATTGTGGTCGAAATTCTTGCGAATCCAAATATCGCATTTAGTATTGATTGGGATGTTCAGAATTTCACAGATGTGAGGTAGAAGGCGTTTGTACTTCTTGGCGAGTTTTCGTTTGGTCCGATAATGAAACCATTCGCCAAAAACATTTCTTAAATTCGGATACTGAAAATACGCATGACAAATACGAACGCGCATGATTACCACCAGTAGATGTGAGGTCGATAGTCCAATTCAAACAGGGCTTCGTCGGGATCGAGTTCGCCCTTGATGATTTTGCGTGCAAGAAGTTTATCGCGCATCCGCTTCGGGCGCGTTTCTACAAGGTTGGTCCACCAACCAGGATTGCGATTGTAAGAAATGTTCCACCAGTTATCGACGTCGCGTCGGCGATGGGGGTGTTTTTCGAGAAAGGCAAGCGCCTCGGGATCGGGGTCCCGATAGAGACGCCAATAATATGCGCCCTCTCGGTGTTCCCCAATATCGTAAGAACGAATTTCGGGAAGCCAATCGGTCTTGTGGCCGCGGGAAGTGCGGCGATAGGTTTTAGACATTAGGTTACTCGGTTGTTGTTTCTTATAACCTCATGTTATTCTCCTTTGATTTTAAAATGGGGATTTGTCAGTTGACATATTTAACGACGTGAGACGGGGTACGATTTTTGTATTCGATCAACCATCGTTCCGCCGCTTCTAATGTGAATTCGTATTTGATCGGCATATAACCAAGAAGTATCCCTTGGTATTGTTCAACAAAGTACCCGTGTCGTTCGGCATCCCAAGAGATTCTGTATTTTGGCTTGAACCCGAACCATGGCATACTAATTTTCCTAATTGAAATGGTACCCAAAGCAGGAATCGAACCTACTACATTCGCCATGTCGAGACGACGTTCTAACCAATGAACTATTTGGGTTTTCGAAAGAACTTCTTTAGGGGACGGATTACAAATTCATCCGCGGCAATCCAGGCGACACACCCCACGAATAGGATCAGTAGTATGCTCAGAGGGAAGACGAGTTCCCACATCATCTTGCCGATGAAATAGTCTTGCCACGTCATTTCCCTACCTCGATGACTGCGTTCTTACTAAAGCATTGGTGAATTTGCCAATTGTAGACGCCATTCTTGTCTTTGCATTCTTGCGCGTTTTCATCATAGCAACCGCAAAGTAGTAGGCATATTACAATTACAAATCTCATGTGTATCTTTCGTATATGGCGGAAAATGCTGTACTTGAAACAGACTCCTTGCGGAGCGCATCCTTTAGCAGGGGAGCCCGCCACCTTGGCGATTCACTTTCCTAATTTGTCGATTAATTTCGTGCAGAATTCGGTTTGTTGCGAATTGAGGGAACACGTAAGAACGGCATCTTGATAAGGTTTTTTCATATACTGTTCGGCTGCGCTTCCCAAGAATAAGAAAATAACGAATGCCAATATAAATCCACCGATTAATAAAATGTCGGTATGATCTTCATTCCACATCATGCACCTATACAGGTTTATATATCTTGTCGTTCAGTGTTGTTCTCACATCGCCACTTATTCAAAATGAAGTTGGGATGTTGATCCTTCCATTTATTGATAACGATTTGGCCGTTCATCACGCATTGGGCGGGAGTGACTCCTTCAATCGGTTTGTCAATCGTAATCGGTTGATCCACCGAACCATAAGGCGTGTATTCTGGTTGAAAAATTTCTTTGAACTCTCGGCATGTCCCGTTCTGTAGGGCGGGCGACGAATTGTCGATAGGTCCCGAAAAAAGAATGGAGCACGCTGTTATAACCACAGCGATAGCTGGCATTTGTTTATCCTGAAATTGATGTTAAACTCCGACGATTGGCAAGTTCTTTTGCTTTCAATTGCTTTTCGTCCATACAGGCACCGACATGCTGGACATACCAAAGACCTTCTTCGCCTTTGAGTTCAACACGCGCGCCCTGTTTGGCACCTTTTTCTTCAATCCAAGCCACTAAGACAGCCGTGCCTTTGGGGTTCTCGGATTCCTGAAGCATTCTGCACTGGTAGTATTTCATTGGACTATTTATACCATAAAATGGACGGAAAAAGTAGTGTAAGAAAGACACTACCTATCGATCTTGCGCATTACAAAATTGTCTGACTTGGGAAAGTATTTGATCAAGTAAGTTAGGGCTACACCACCAGCTTCATTGAAGACTGAAATGGTTTCCCACTTGGCTACTTCTTCCTTGGACAGAGCCCCCGCCCGATAGATGGCCTTGGCTTCGCCAAGTAGGACGCCGATGGTTTCGCGTAGAGGACTTTCATGACTCATTAAGTCATGAAGGTAGTCCTTATAGCCTTCAATATCGATTGTTTTAGTCATGCACCATTGATCTTTCGGAGAACACTTTGTCGTATTTTTTCTTTTTCAGCTTCGGTGCGAGGTTTACCTTTGTTCCAAGGAGTTTTGCCGCTATTAGCGGTGCCTATACGTTTTTTTGATTCTTCTGAATGAGTTTTATTTTTGAACGTTCCATTGGGGAATTTTTTTCGCAAACTTGCTGTTCGCTTGGCACTTTGCTTCTTGTAAAATTCTTTTCCATCACTGGAATTTTTCCATTTTTGGAAACCAGCTTTACGGGCGTCAATACCACGTTCATACATATACTTGGCTTTTTCTGGCGACATACCTAAACCAAGACGATTGATATATCCAAAGCCACCCTTGCCACCTGGACATAGGTTGTAGGTATCTTCTGATATGACGACTAATTCTTTTTCTTTAGCATTCATTTCGTCTTCATTATCGAAGATGTGTAGAATCTCTTTGTGAAAATTTTCTATACCGTATTTTTCAATTGCTCGTGTGATAAGAATACCTGAACCCATGTAGCCATCATTCAGGTCTTCTGTTTGATGTTTACCGATATAGTATTTGAAATTGATTTTATTGGTAATACGATAGATAGTGTAGTACAATGATACTCTACAGTTGTTCTAATAGGTCTTACGATATGCCTATTTAGACAACTGTAGAGCTTATGCGGAGCCCAAAGGAATCGAACCCTCAACCTTTCGGTTGGCAATCGCTTTCAAGGCGATCTGTCCCCATGGACGCTGGACTCCAGCTTTGTTTATTTAGATATGCCTAATGCAGCGTCTATCATTTCTTGCCAGATGGATTCAAAAGTTGTGCCGCGTTCTGTAGCAGCTTCGATCATATCAGGCGTTGGATCACGCATCGCTTCAAGAACTTTGCGGGCAATCCATATAGGTTCACCCACAAATCTTGTGTCATGAATGACTTGTTGAAGACGCGCTTTCATTGGTGTCATTTGTATGTTCCGTATCGACCGATGTATCCAGGGTGTTCTTTACAGTACGTGATGGATTCTTTAATCTGTGCGTCAGATATGTGCGGAAAACATTCCCTGACTTCTTCGATACCGTGGCGTTCATAGAGCTTGGCCACGTCGTAGGGTTCGACGCGCGTCCCTTTGATGGTCGGTCTACCACCACACAACCCTGGAATTTCAACGATCATTGATTTCATCCTGGCCACGGCACAGAGAAGGTGATGTTCCCTACGTCTCCACTGCGATGCATGATACCCAAGTATTCCGTGTGTCCCGAATCTTGGCTTGGTTGGATCGAGAGTGTAAATTGGCCAGCGTTAGTGATCCAGACGCGATGCTTTTTGCAGAGTTCGTTTAGGTCATTCATGAAAGCCAATGCTTGTTCGTCGGTCATTTCGCGACCGCTATTTTCATAGCTTCGGTTTCGAAGTGTTCATAGTATTGGATAGCCGCCTCTAAGCGAGTCGTATTGACTCCCCCAGCCACCCCAGGTCCCCCAAGACCAGTGTTGTGAACCTTCATAAGGTCAAGCACGGCCCGTGCAGTCTCGATTAGTAGTCGTGATTCAGGTCCGTTCATTTATTCACCTCTACAAGAAACCCATTACTGACTTTAAGATATCCAGTTTCGATAAGGTCTTCGATAATGGAGTGTTCGCGCACGGTCCATTCGCCATAATAATTGAGACCATCGAACAAATTGGCATATTGGACTAGTGACTGAACGGCATCCCCAGATACACTCATGCGAATGCTACTCCCCAACCCATTTTTCCAGGTAGTTTCACGCCTGCGAGGAACGCAATGCGGGCAATGTCCTTATAGAGAACCTTCGCGGCCTCGGGAGCCTCTACGGCTTCCCACCAAGCTTCGAAATGTTCTTCGGCGGTTCGATTGTCTCTGACCCATTCAGGCATGACTCAAAATCTTTCTCCACAATGCGGGCACACTGTTGCCAGCGGCGGTTTCTCGATGCCGTAGTCTTCAGGATCAACGTTGTATTTGGATTTGATGTAATTGTAGGGATGGTCGGGATCGTCGCCGTCAAGGGCGTAACGATTGACCATCATTTGGCCACGCTTGACCCAAACGGACATTTCAAGGTCTTTGGTCATTCAATATTTTCCCGTGGTAGCTCCAGTGGGTTTCGATCCCACTTCGCCCGCTTGAAAGGCGGAAATTCTAGCCACTAAACTATGGAGCCACTATTCCGAAATACGCGGCAGATATTATAGTATAGTTAAGCGATTTTTTCAAGCTCTAAATTTTCAGCTTGACACGACTCAAAGACTATGATGTTCTGAAAGGTTATATACCAACCAAGTTTGAAGACCCATGTGCGACGGGCGAACATGGCGAGGGCCAAATCCCCCTGTGCCCTCTGAAACGCATCGTGAATGCGCGATTCGAGAGTTGACGAATAAACAAGACTGTAGCGATCCAATTAACAAGGCACCCTCGATAGTAGTTGACACTGGAGCTATTTAGTAGGTTTCGTAATTAGGTTCGCCAGTCGTCCCCCAATCTTGCGATTCTTGGCAATGTCTTTGATGTGATCATACTTGCCGTCATTCAGGTCGGTCTCGATTTGAGCCAAGTTGACGACACCCAATTCTTCCAAAAACTGAAAAGCATTTTGCATTCCGTACAGGATGCCCTCGATCTTGCCTGCCGAGTAACCCGACTTGCGGCCCTGGTCGTATTGCATCTTCCCGTACTTGGCGAATAAATAGCCAATGGCGGCGAAAATTGCCGCGAACCAATAATAATTCATTAAACCCCCAAAGGATACTCAGTTGACATTGCCCTGGATTACCGAAGCTCAAAAACACTTAGGTATAAAAAAAGATGGATTGGATGATATGACTATCGTGACGGACGCGAGTTATGACCCCGCGACGCAACCTTGGTCAGGATTGTTCATGGCCTTTGTCTTCGCACAGATCGGCACAGAGCCGCCGCCGAACTTCTTGGACCCCAAGGCATGGGTAGACTTCGGAACCGCCCTAGATGAACCTGCTATGGGCTCTATCATTGTCCTCGGCCCTGGGACACGGGACACCCCCCATGTTGGCATCTATCTCGGGGAAGATGCCAACTACTACTTTCTACTTGGTGGAAATCAGAATGACACAGTTTGTGTCACGCAAGCGCCAAAGGGGAAGGATGATGTATTCCGCTGGCCGCCCGACTTCGTGAATGCGCTGGTGAAAGGCAGAGTGAATACTACCATAGAAAAAGCAAAACTTTAAGCAAGCGGTATTAACGGTCCCGAATCGAACGGGAGTTTGACAATCGAGTTGCCTGTCTTTCCATTAGACGAATCGTTTCACTTATGATTCGGGTAGCTTTCCCGTAAGTGACACCGCTTGCCGTTCCCTAACGATCATGCATAACCGTTTCGGTACTTTAAAATACTACCATAGACAAGGCTAAAGTGCAAGCCTAAAAAGGAAGGGCAAGGGACGGCGGGATTCGAACCCGCGCGCAAGAACGTCACCTCAGTTTTTTCGAGCTTCCATACTCTACTTCAACCTTAGATCAGTCCCTGGTGGAAGATACCCAGCAATGCCCGCTGGCGTCCCCATAGCGACTAACTTAGTAATAGGTAGGCTAAGTGTCAAGATCAAATGGTTTCCAATCTTTGAAGTAGGTCGTGCCGACGAAGTTGAATAGCTTCTGCACCCGCTTATCGTCCTCGGGGAACAGTTCCCAGAGCTTGGCCATTTTATACATGCTATAGTTAACCAACTGATAGTCAAACTCAGCCGCACTTGTCCGCCCCTCGGAAAAAATAACATCCTCGAAATCGAAGATGAATTTCTTCAAGGGACTCAAATCTTGAGTGACCCATGCCCGACATACAGTCTCGCGTAGAGCATCAATATCACTTGGAACTAATCTAACACCAGCTTTGATCATCACCACCGCCCCCGTTGCCCTACATGTTTCCCGTGGTCGTCATAGACATGATAGAACAACATTTGTTCCCCCGCGGTTTTCTCGGTCGCAACCTGCATAGCTTCTTCAAGGGTATCGTAATCGCCTTGAAGCCAATCGTCGCCGTCGAAGGTATCAACACCCACAAGCCTGAACTTGCCCGCGGGTGCCTTGCGTGAAAAGTCTACGTCAATGGCCATGCTTCACCTTCCTGTTTGTTACACGCCTAAGACTATACGCCTTAGGCGTTCCTTTTCGATAGACGGGTAGCACTGCCCGCCAAGTCAGCTTGCCGCTTCCCCAATCGCGTTTCTCATAGGCCCGATAGATTTTCATTGGCCGTCTTCGTAGACATTTCATTAATCCTCCACGTGGAAAGATACATGGCCAGGGTGGTTGCCGTGCTCAATGACATAGTCAAGTCTGTCCAGGACTTCTGCCTTGGATATCTTACGATCATTCCAGGTATTATGGTAATAATTTGGGTTAGTGAGCCAATGAGTTGTCACCATTGGTAATTCAAAGAATTTTGCGAAGGCATTAAAGCCATTATAGCGGGTCGCCTCATTTTTACCATAATAGATATCTCCAAGATACCTATTTCCTGCATCCTGACGAAAATAGAATCCTTGTTCCACGAATGGCTTATAGACTCCTGCCCAACCTGCAAGACATCCTGCTGTCAAACAACTATATTCTTCGTTCTTGCCTTCAGGATTCAAATTTCTACCCCAGGAATACATATTGATCTTTTCTTCTGGGGCGTTTGCGAAGAAGTTCCGTAATTCTATCAGGCGTGCTTTATTCATCAGTTCCCTCCTGCTACGATTCCTAAGAGATATAAAAGAGAAGAATTAAGGCAGGCATACGTGATCGTCTTCGCCATGTGTCACCTATAGAATTTGCAGTTCGGAAACTCCTCGCGCAAAATGCGCTTGGCGTCATCCCGCGACTTGGCGTCAAAAAAGCGACGGATAGTCTCCTGTTCATTGGTCGCCCAATAGAGAGACCAGCCACGGCTTCGCAAGCCCCAATAGGCCCGCCGCTATCATAGCCGCCCGAATCCAGTTTCACCTTTTGCAGGTAGAACTTATGGGGATGTTCAGGAATTGCCTGAAAATCTTCATAGGCATAAGGCAGGTCGGCACGCCCAAGCGGCGCACCATACTTACCACTGAGTTTTTCCAGTTTAGGCATGTCAACCATCCGTTGTTTGATCGCGCCAGCACCACACAAATAGGTGCGCGAATGCTAGTATCCAAGGGCAATGAAGAAGTATCTCCATGTCAACCATCCTTCAACCAGAAGATATTGACGCCTAACCACAGATACCGAATCGGAACATACAGTTCTATCCAATGCTCAATGGCGGGGAAGGAGGGGATGATGGTCAATAAGACCATCACCACCAAAAGCTCCAATTTTACGTTGTGGCTCATGCAACATCCCCATTCACAAAGGCATTGTAAAGGGTGATGACGAGAAACGCGCCAGCGGCAATTGCGTGACCACCGTGACCTTCAAACGCCGTGAAGAACAAATAAAGTGTCTCACCAACGATATGACCGTAGTTGCCAATCACGTGAGAAAGTTTGGTCTTAAGTGTCTGAGTTTCGATTTCGTCCGTTTTGAAGAAGTCGAACATGTTGGGCTCCTGTTCGTGTTCGGGTGTTTGATTTCTTACTCAGTACGTCGTCGGTGAGAAATATCTAAACTTTCATTATCAAAAAATCAAGCACCAATTCTTTAATTTTCAAAAAAAATTTTTTACCTGAAAAATTAGGAACTTAGGTAAAAAAAACCCCTGACCGCGAGGGTCAGGGGTTTGTTAGTTTGAGTTATAACGTAGCTTAGGCAGCCTGTTTGGCGTACTTCACCGCGAGGTCCAAAGCTTCGATCTTCTTATCCCGTCCCGCGCCATAGAACGCGGTTTCCATACGGGTATTGTCGTTGTAACCGAACACATGGTCTACGCCATAGGTTACGGCATTGAAGTTAGCCCACCACGTACCAGCCCCAAGATCGGCTCCAGGCTGTTCGTCAAGAATGCGGGTCAGCAACACCTCAGCATTGCGCGACCGTTCCTTCTGGCGAGCATTCTTACCGACAAACGGATACAGCTTTTCGAAGTATTCTGCCGTATCGTCATTGTCGGCTCTTACCTTACTGAGAAATTCGGCCTTCTCCTTGTACTCCTTCAACAGGCGACGGTTCTCAGCAATCAGCTTGTGGACTTCTTCAGGGTCAAACTCGGTGTCGTGCCGATAACGGAACATTGCCTTCTTCAATGCCTGGACCAGTGCGTTCATGCACACAGGACGAATCTGTGTCGGCGTAATCGCGATGCTCCAGCCGTATCGGTGCGGGTTCGAAAACAGGAAGTACGAATCGATATCGTCCAGTTTCTTACCGTGTTTGAGACGGAAGCCTTCGTTCAGTTTCGCCAGCACGAAGACATTGCGGCCTTCGTCCAACACACCGATGTTCTCAATCGACATTGAGCCTTCACGGATGTAACGCTGGAAGAATTTCAGGGCGTCTTCGTTCTGGTGTTCATTCCAATCGTTCGGAACCGATGACAGAATGGCGTCAGTATCAGATCGGATAAGGGAACTTCGTCCCGTATAGATATGCCGATCCTTATAGATCACCAGTTCTGGCACCTTATCCACCTTCCAATCAGCGCCTGCCTTCTTCAGCATTTGCTTCAAGGTGTCAGTGTCATCCACCGTTACCGAGAGATTTTCCCACGGCGCGGAGTTGTCACTGTAGTCGATTTCTTCACGTTCTTTGAACATGGATTTGTACCTTTGGTGTTACCTTGATGCTGTTGCGATCACCGTCACGTTTGTAGGCTTCAAGATCACCCAACTTGTCTTCCAAGAGTTTCAAGTCGAGTGCCTTGAATTGTGTGACTTCACGCAAGGCTTCAAAGCTGTTACCTTCTGCCTTGAACAACCCAAGTTTGATCATGTTATTTTTGATCTTCTCTTTGAGTTGTGCTTCCTTCTTGATGGTCTCGGCAAAGGGACTCAGGATCGCCTGAACCACGCCATACTCGTCAATCTGTTTGACAAGCGCGTCAAGGACAACATTGCCAGTCGATTCTTGCAACACCTCGGCAAGTTTGTTGACGACCCTGGTAGCCTCTTTTGCTGAGGTCTTTCGTTTGAGTTTGGTCATGGAGTCTCCTTCTTCATAAGGGCTTCTTCGCCCGTTCGAAGGTGAACTTAATTTAGATTATGAAAGAATTCAAGGGGTAATTTTGATTATGAGGAAATTTTGCCGTCTTTGACGTGAATGGCGTTGATGCCATTTCTCTTATACATTTCAATGACTTCCATGCGATCATCGTAGGCTTGATCGAAAAAGATGCCACCTTGTCGCTTTAGGAAGTGAATAATTTCTTCCTTGATGATGAAGTCAGGGCGCTTGTCACCCGCCGCCCGCATGTAGAGCCCGTGGTGTAGGTGCCCGAGGTCGTGCTTGCGCAACCAGTTCTCGGTATAGAGGCGGCAGTTGTCGGCCCGTGCGGTGATGATGTAGATATGGTCGCCCGCGATATAATGGATTCGGTACATGGCCTCCAGGCCCCGCCAAATCTCGTGTTCAAAGGTCTTACGGTTCCATTCATCCCATAGCTTCGGAGCTTGGTCCAATAGATAATCAAAAGGACGGGCATCCGTTAGGGTCCCGTCCAAGTCGAAGATGATATTTTTACTCATAGTTTGATGATGTTATTCGGTATGCGGAGAATTATTGTTCGTCGGGTTGCGTAGGGTTTATGGGGGTTATCGACAATAGCGGCATCAATCAGTTCGTCCCGCCAACTATCCTTGACTTTTTTGAACCCTACAATCGTGGTTTCGTGAACATAGATGCTAGAGCCTCGCCGCGTAACATATGCCACTTTATCGCCAACTTGTAATTCTATATCTCGGAAGTCTTTCATGCTGCGAACTTTCTCAGAAGGATTACGTCCATCGAAGGATCGAGACATTGACGTTGCGAGTCCATGACGACGTAAAACTTGGCGCGTTTTTTGATGATAGGATTGTGGCAGGTGAGGTGATTGCGAACGAAGGCCCAACAGTCTACTTGATAGGCACTGCGGAATAGGGTAAGTTCTGTCTCAGTGCAGGGGTCTTCAAATTCAAAATATTTGACTTCATACATGGTTCCCCCTGATTACATACTGATATCGACCAAGCTCCCCGAAGCTGTGATCGCCCGCACTTTCTTCTTATACAATGCCGCCGCGTTCTTCAGCGCCATTGTAATCATCTGTTGTTGGTTCGGCACGGTCTGGATTGTGAACCACGTGCCGCTAATGTTCTGAATTTGAATTTCGATATTCGTATAATTGTCGGTCATAATCGATAAATACTACTTCGGGATGTTCTCGGCAGTATTTAGCGATTTCAGCGAACGACATTTGCTTGAGGTCATTGAGTTCGGTTAGAGACCCATATTTCTTGTCGTCAAACTGAATATAGCCACCAAACATGCCGTTGGGTTGACGAAGATTCAATGCTTTCTGGACAACAAACGGAAGCACGCTGACCAATACGTCGTCATAAACATCGACACGCGAACCGAACCCGACTATTGTGCTATTATCAGTGCTCTGAGTGTCAACCCGAGTGAGATTGAGTGGCTTCTCAAGAACCACACAGGCCCGTCCGAGACAGCAAAAGCTTTCAACACCATTCTTGCGATAGAGAACGCCAATCGCTTGCTTGGCATCCGTCGTTTCCAAGTCGCGAAGCCAAGCTTCCTGATGTTCGTTGAATTTGTACTTGAACCCCATGTTACCTCCAGGCTTTCATTTTCTTCATAGTGTGGTATTCGATTCGGTCGCGAATACGTTGGCCAGCCGTCGCGTCACTGTCCCGATACAATCGATAGGCGCGATGATAATGCCGCTTCGACCGCTGCCCCTTCATCTGATGAACCCCGCATAAAACGCGAGTGCTATAGATGCATGGTTCAAATAGGACGCGCCGTACACTGGTACTCAAAAGACCAGGGATGCGGCAGTGGACGGAAATCATCATTTACGGGCAACCATCACGACATAGGCTTCGGTGCAAGCCTTCACGGCGTCGTCCGAATAGCCCCGCGACATGGCTTCCTTGGTCACGGCCCAGACGTTCTGAAGCTCGGGTAGAGGTACAGAATGTCCCTTCAGAGCCGCCTTGGCGATCTGATCAATCTTGTCAGTGTTGGGAGTCATGTGAGTAAGTTCCCTCGGTTGAAGTCACATGATAACAAACTTTGAGTTACTTTTCAAGTAAATTGTAACTCGTACTCTTTGGCTACCCTATCGAAGCCAACATGCCACTGAGACACCCCGCAGTTATCGTGAATGTCTTGTAGCCGTCGCAAAAGATCATAAATTCTAGGACGTTTCATATAGAGGTCCTGCCCTAGAGTATTCAGAATAACGTCTTTCACTAACATCCTGTGTTCAAATGCTGGTTTATATTTTTCGTCGGGAATAACTTGCCCTATCGCGCATTTGAGGACCGTGCCATCGTTTTTGAAACGTCGATACAAACAAAGCCCGAAAGAATCCGCCGATCTTTCGTTCTGTTTCAACAATTCTTTGGTGATGAAGTCAAAGATAACTTGGGCAGTAGCTTCGTTGAGGTTAGGTGCTTTCATTTCTCATGGTCCTTTGTATTCAAGTTCGAACTTACTCGCGACGCGTCGCCAGTGTTCTTCCCAACAGTCTATGGCGACGGCATCGTGAACTTCCTGCATTTTTTTTAGTAGTCGCAGTTTGGCGTAGTGTTTTCGGTATATTTCAAAATCGTTCCCCAAGAAGCGCGGCGCAACGTTCGCCGCCAATACGCTTATTTTTTCTATGGATGGATTATAGTTTGCATCGGGAAGGCAGCACCCCGCGGCGCATCGGAGAATTTCGCCAGTCGGTTTTTCATACCGATAGCGACACTCAAAGAAGGGTTCCATTTTTCCGTCTATGTTGACCTTCTCTATCATGACGCCCGATCTTTCTCCTTGCGTTCGAAGAAAGCCGCAGATGTAATCGAAGATCGTTTGTAGATCGGCTTCGACTAGGTTTGGGGGATTATATTCTTGTCGCATTTGAGTCCATCCATTGACATTTGAGTGAAACGGTCGGCGGATATGGGGTCGTGTTGGATGTAATAGACAGCATGATCGAGCCGCTTGATTTCCGCCAGCATCAGGCGAATGTCGTCCGACGTGAACATGCTGATGCAGTCCTCATTCCTTGCGAGGGCTTCCCAGAGTTGCAACCGCGCGGCTGAGATTTGGCCAGCGGTCGATTGGGCCTTTGCGTTGCATCCATCGGCTTGTGCAGTCATCACACATAATCTTTCCTTCAACGCGGTTTTCATTGCCGCGAACACCCCTACGGGCACAGGCGGGCATTTGGCACTTGTCGGGCAGCTTGTGCCAGAGCCATTCGAACAGGGTCATGGAATCACCAAAAAGCCCCACCACACGACGACAGCGAGTAGCAGGATATCTAAGAAGGCTAGGTATTGGAGAACGGCGTGAGTCATCGGCGTTCCCTTTCCAACAAGAAGAAGATCGCAACGATAGGCCAGAATAATAGAGAGAAGATCGCCGTGTCGGGTTTATGGGGAGGGTCTAAAACGACAGCCAACACAAAGACGCCAATCGCCAGATAGACGACATAGAAGGCCATCAGCATCAGGATCGCAGATATCATCGCGGGAACCTCATGGAGCCCTGGACAGGAATCGAACCTGCATACTCCGATTACGTCGTTGACGACCGCTTAGAAGGCGGGGACGATACCAGGGCGTAGTCGTATTTATTTCGGCACTAAGCCTACTTCACCTGTAAGTTTGTCGAACGTCACACGGTAGGTTTGCACATTATGCTGAACCCAACCTTGTTTTACCAACTTGGCTTCACGCAACCTTCGAAATTCATCCAATGAGACTTTCAACGGCGGCAGCACGTCGTCGGTGCGTTCGGTTGGAAACAGTTTGGCGACTGGTACAGTCGCAAGTCCAACCCCGAGCCCGAACAGAGCCCGTCGCGTTACTTGTTCCATCACTTTTGATCCCACTCTATGGCTTTTTCCCAATTGGGTTTGCCCACGTCCCCCGAGGGCAGCGATTCGGCCTTTACAGGTTCGACGATGACTTCACAAATCATGTCCTTAGTCAAACGCTGATTTGCTCCACACTTCGGTAATTGTTGGCATGTGTTATTTTTGTCAAGGTATGTTCCGTCCCCGCAACGCACGGTCGGCGCGCTATTGGCAGGCGTTGAATTGTGGCTGAACATGTACGACCAGAACCAGATATCCCACCAAGACGTTGAAGGGGCTTGGTAAACTGGCGCGTGATAGTAATAGTCGTTATATTGATAACCAGGGGTTGTAGTATACAGCGGACGCACGCGATAAAGTGGAGCCGTCTGAACGCGGGGGGCAGGCTGAACCGCTGGCGAGGGTTGGACCCTTGGGGTAGGCTGGATTCGCGGCCTTGGAGCAATTGTGGGGCTTGGGGATGCCTTGGGCATCGGACGGACCCGTAGCGAACTTCCGAACGACGACGATGGACGGGAAAAGGATGTTGACGGTCGAGAAAAAGAACGGGAACTGAATGAGCCGAAAGACCTTGCCGCCGCGTGGGCGTCGGAATACCAGAGCCCGAGGCAGCAAACCGACACAAAGACGGCCAGTGAAAAATTCAGAAGTTTCATGGTGTATGTCCCCCATTACATGCTGTAGAAGGTGGCCCTCTGTACGAGACTCGAACTCGTTTCGCGGCATGGACAGTGCCATATAATAACCCATATAAGAACAGAGGATTTTAGCGGTGTGTATCGCGATCCGTTGCAAGGTAGCGCTTCAGTGACTTGTCGTAGGTCATCGCGCTCGGAAACTTCTCCTGATAGAGACGCAAATCAGCCGACGCTTGCGGTCTACTGATGCTGAACTTCTTCATCAAGTGTTCCCTATTTATGAACCCGAAAATGGATAGAGTTTCGGTAATCCAGTCCATGCGCGCCTTCTGGAACCAAGTGTCTTTCATTGATCAATCTCAACCATGAAGTCTTCTTTGAAGACGGAAGCCCCGTATACTTTGGCAATGAAGCGATAGGCTTCGAAGGCGAAGTCACGCATCACACTTGGCAGGTGAATAAATGACATTGCTCCAATGAAGTTTCTGGCCGTTTCACGTAATAGGCAATCACCAATCTTGCCGTCGCGTTCAAGTTGTTCCCAATCGAGAATCAGTTGCCGAATGTCACCCAGCGGCATCACTTGAACCATGTCACGAATGTTACTCATGGGCATCCCTCATTGTCGCTAGTGCGCGCATAAAGTGATTGAAGGCTTCCACATCCACCTTTTCGTGCGGTAGCGGATAGTAGTTGGCGAAGATGGAAATGACTTTCTCGATTTCCTCTTTTTCCATCAACCCAAGCGTCGCTAGGACCGAGCCGAGAGATTCAGCAAGGTACACGCATCGCCGTTCGCTTGTAGTCAGACGGCTGTTCAAGTCGTTCATGGTGTAATGGTATCGATAGTTGGGATCGAACCAACCTTTGAGGGCTTATGAGACCCTTGCGACTACCCTGCCGCCCTACCGACACATATCTCCTTTAATCGTCATCCCGAAGAAGATGACCGCGGCCTGCATCAATCATATCTTGCCGATAGTCGATTTTTTCGTCACGGTGTTTTTCGTACAACCAGTCCGAATAATGACCATCGGTTTCGTCATCAAGTGCCGCGGTCCTTGTTGGGAACGGCCCATGCGTGACGCCTTCCTTGTCTTCATAGAACCAACCCGAGGCGGGTTCGGCGCATGTCATCTCGGGCGGCTTGACATAATATGGCATGGGTCTATCCTTAGAACAAATGATCCACTCGATTGAACCAGGAACGGCCCGCCCAGAACGTATAGTCTTCGTAGACGACGTTCGGGTCGAATAGCACCTGTTCGCCAAACTGGAACGGCTTCGACGGCTTGCCTTTCAGAAGCGAATGAAATTCGCCAGCCCTATTTGGGTGCCACTCGCCAACATCAACGGACTTGTCTTTCCCAGGGAAGGGGGAGTCGTTGGTGCCGTGCAGTTGCGCCGTCTTCTGTTCGTGTGACTTGTGCAGGATGGAGTCCTGCCCATACTTCTTACCGAGATTCTTCAGGGTGCCCAGAAGATGGCCGTTGTCGTGGCCTTCCTTACCGATCACCAGCAAGGATTTTTCCTTAACGTGGCGTTCGTTTGGTTCACCCTTGTTTTCGGTATAGGCCCCGCTAACACGGACATAGCCCAGGTTGGACTTCCGAAGATCGTCCTTCAATTGGGCATGACGGTGATTGTTTTCGGCAGGGCTCAGGTCGCCCCGCGCCGCCGAAATGAGGCCGATGTTGCGATTTTGGGTGTGGTTGAGCAATCGCGAGAACGACTGTTCAAGGAGGTATTTTGAGAACTCTGCCATTTTACTTCTTTTTAAGTGCGTTGTCAACAGTGTTGATCAACATGGGTCCATAGACTGTGAGGATCGGGTTATTTTCAAACGAGAATTGAGACATGCCTTTGCCGACAGCATCGGCATAGACAAGTCTCAATTGTTTCAGCTTGGCGGAAGTCCAGTGAATTACGGCCATTTGTCTCCCTTAGACGGTTTGGTGATAAAGCGATAAGCGAAGCGAAGGAATTTCAACCATGCCCAGATGATGAAGGCCAGAATGCCAAGCATCAGAGGGATTGAAATCCAAATCCACATCATCAATGTGTCTTCGCTAATCATCTATTTATCTCCACTGTCCGTCACGCCAAGTGTAGCCCCACTCGGCCATTGTTAGATCGGATGGATCATTGCACTTGCACGTGCCGTCGTCCCGATAGTGATCAGCATCATAGACATGGTGCGGGCAAGCCTGGATATCGGATTGCTTGATCGAACGGATAGGCACCACTTTCATGTTGCCGTGTTCGTCGAATTCAATTTTCGAAAACTGCACCATGTTACACCTCTATGAAATCGAAGTAGTAGCGCGGGGAATGTTGAAACAAGAGAGAGCCCTTCTTGCCATCGGACTTGCGCACGACGGATACGAAGGGAGCCGCGAACCCGATAACTTCAAAGTGTTCCCCAAGCTCAGTCGTATCGAACACATTGCCTTTACCGTGGTTCGTTTCAAGTTCCGCCCGCGTCTGCGGCACGGAATTGACTCCCATTGCCAGTAACTTTCTTAACTCAGGATTGTCTGCCATCACATGATCCTTTCAGCCTCGGGCGGCGGGTCTTCTAACAGTAACTCAACGTGCTCGGACCATAGTCCTAACAGTTCCTTGATGACTTCTAATTTGTCAGGCGGAATACCTTCTTTGATGACGATAGCCATCATCGATGAACCGTCGTCATCAAAAAGTTCATGGGTTTTGTACCCATTTATATCCTGACCAAAAACTTGGGTATAGTCGCGTGACATTCCATCCTCCTTAAAAAACGTCGGTCAATATAGAGTGGTCTATCGTCTAACGTGCCGACCGTCACTCCCACCACCAGACTAGCCTTATCCCGAGCGAAGCGGACGATGTTTTACCCCAACACGGTCGGGCATCGCGCCTTATTTCTTTCACGCTATTTTTGGGGCAGCCTGCTATATTGATTAGCCTTGTTCCTTCTCCACCACAGCAACACTGTCAGCAAGACCGTTGGCGATTGCAAACCGTCCTTTCTCAGTTTGCCAAATAGGGTCAGTCAACGTGAAACCAGTTTTCGTAGATTCACGCACCAACAGTTCGACCGCCAGCGCCATTTTCAACAGTAACTCACGTTCAGCGTTTGTCATTTACAATGCCTGTTCACCATTTATGCCATCTTCCGTCAGGAAGCTTAATCGCGAAGGATGCTTCTCCTTTGTGAGATAAGATATATTTCAGTGCTTCTTCGAGCGTTTCCGTCTCATGAATTTTTATTCCTCCTTGCCCTTGGGTCGCCCAAATTTCGTACATGGTTACAATGCCTGTTCATGCGGTTTGCCATCGCCATAAGCATATGTCTTCGGGAACGAAAACATCAACCTAATGGCCGCTTCAAATTCTAAGTCTAACACCACGGCGGAAGCCTTGGTGTGGTTGCGAATATGGGCTTCGCCCCGATGATTGCCATCCAAAATATACCCGTCGCGACTGACCAGTATGGGCTTGGCCAGTTGTTCAGCGGACATGTGGATGACCTTATTCCAAGAGACCCGCTGGTGAAAGTGGAGGTTCTTGGGGTCTAGGCTCGTCAGTTGGTATGACCATCCCTGTGCCGTCACGAAGTCGAAAAACTCAGGATAATCCGCTTCGTCAATCTGCGGCATGGCAGGACGGGGGACATAGAAGGGTAGGAACTCACCGCCCTTGTAATGTTTGCCGTCGAGCCCGATTTCCCCGCCCGTGTGCGCGCGGGGGTCAAGGGGATGGTCATACCAATCGTACATGTTCAGTTGCCTTCCTTCTTCACGCTAGGAATGGGGGTTCCAAGCCCCCATGCCGAGGTAATTGCCTGCCCAGCGAGTGCATAGGGCGCGAACAGAGTCAGCCAAAAGCTGAACATGATAGTCTCCTTTCTTTACCCGTCTAGTTAGGCGGCCTTCGCCGCGTTGCGTTGATTCCAGAGTTTAGCTAAGAGGTCGTCACGAGATTCGCAAGGCTCGCACACAAGCTGGACGAGAATTTCCTTGAAGTTCGGTCCCCAAATCTTTCTGGCCACGTCATGGTCAAAGATCAGAGTGTCGGCAGACGGAATCTCCTCAACCACTTCGAAGCTATAGGCGCGACCATCGGTATCGACGCGCTTTTCCTCAGCCACGTAGGTCAAGTGGTGAGCCACGATCACGTCGGTGACGCCGTAGGCTTCGCGGATGATCGCCTTGAACACTTCACGGCTTTGGGCGTTGCGGTCGTTCTCATACGAACCTTCAAGTTTCAGGCCATTCGGAGAAAAGTCTTTGTCCTGGATATGTGTCATTGGGTGAGTTCCCTTAGATGTGTCTAATTTCGATACCCATTAACTTAGTATACCCAAAACTTTTGTCAAGGAAAAATTGGCAAAAATAAAAGCCTCTGAAATCAGAGGCTTATGGACTTTCTCCAGCGCATGTAACGGACGTATAGACCAACTTCGCGACCAAAGGCGTCTATCTCCCATGGGTAATCAAAGTAGTCCATCTTATCCAGAACCACTTCTTCACGTTTCCAGCGGGGCAGGGAGCGCAAAGTTTCGTCGGTCAAGTCCCCCACAATGAACTGTTTCATATGGGTCATTTCATGGGCCAGCGACTTCAAGGTCTCGCGCGTCTTGAACTTGTTGGATAGGGTGATCAGAAACTCTTTCGGTTTAACTGGACGATCCAACCATTCAATATACCCTTTGTCGTAACCCGTGTCGGCTAACTTGATCTTGAGTGTAACATGCTTTGATTGGCGTTCAGTAAGTAATAGCTTAGTATAAAATTTGGCAGCGTCTCGTAGTTCTTGTGTTGGAACTTTAGGTTGCCCTGGATTCCTTATTATTATCTTCATCTATTCTCTATAAAAACCCTTCTTACTTGGTCGATATACTCTGAAATGTCCTTTTCATAGTAATAACAAGTCATATCCTCAGTCGAGAATACTATGACAATCTTGCTAATGTTCAGATGATAAGTGTCATTCGTCATCCAGCCGTAGGTCGCGGCTTGGATGAAATAGTGAAGTATCCAATCTTCACGTTTCCATTTTTTGGTCGTCTTGAGGTCCAGAATGGTCGGCACGCCGTTCCAGCATACGATCCCGTCTGCCCGCCCCGCCGTTCGGAGCTTTCCGCTGTAGAGCGGAAATTCAGCCCCATACACTTTTTGGATGCATGGTTCGATTTTCCGCTTGACAGATTCAAAACGCATTTTTTCGATAGGGTGTGCCTGACTGTAGTCTTCGTTGAGAAGATACCTTTCAAGCACGTCATGGAGTTTGGAGCCGAAGCGGGAAGCCCGTTCGGTTTCTAAATCAGCCTTGATATGGCCGATACGGTCGCGCCATTCTTCCAAGTGAGACTTGTCCACAGCTTGACCAATGACAGTCGTGACGCTTGGAAAGTCTCCCTCAGGTGTCTTATAAACTCGGCCAATGTCATCATAGTAAGAGTCGAGTTCACAGCGCGATAATAGGTCCAGTGATAGCATTATACCAAAACTCAAAGAAAATTTGAATCATAATAGGCGTTAGAAAGTAGATCACGCGATAACCCCCTCTATGATTCCATCTTCTTCTAATTTGTTTTTGGTAATGATGTAGGATTTCACGAAGGCGCTTCGAACAATGTCTTCCTCTTGGAATTCGATAAATTCGAAGCAATTCATTCGACGGATAATCTTCATGAAGTCGGCAAGGCCCGAAACTTCCTTGCGACGATTGAGGTCCGTCTGTTTAACGTCACCAGCAAAGACGATTTTGCAGTTGGTGCCAATTCGGGTGATAATAGAGTGCAACTCATGAGCCGTCATGTTCTGACATTCATCCACCAAGACGATGGCGTTGTTGATGGTGATGCCGCGGATGAAGGTCGTGGTCATGAATTCGACGATACCCTTCTGTTTCAGAAGTGTGTACGCGTCGCCCCGCCCTAACAGTTCGGCCATGATCGGCATGTAGGGGATTTCGTAGTATTGGTTCTTGCCCTTGAGGTCTCCAGGCATGTGCCCGACTTCGCGGGTCTGCACATTGGAGCGGACAATGACTAATTTTTTGAAAGGGGAATTATACGAGAAAATCTCACGTAAGGCAAGATAGGAAGCGATAAAGCTTTTGCCTGTGCCAGCGAGACCATGAAGAAACAGGTGTTTCTTATTGAAGGTATTGAAAGCAATCTCTTGATTGCTTGTTAATGGCGAAATATGTTGAAGGTCAAAATTAAGTTTGTTGTCAAGAGCATATTGTTTCTTTTGTTCACGAAGTTGTTTTCTTTGTTTTGCTCTACTTACCATAATTGGCTTCCTTGATATTAGGACTTCATAGCAAACTTAGTTGATATCTATTTTCGCTCCTCTGTTTCGCTTTTTGACTTGTTTCAAAAGGTCTTTGAACCCGTCGTCCGTCTTGAACGATGACCCATGCATTGAGACGATGTTGAGCGCATGAACGCCCTGTTCGTGCTCAGGATGCTCTTTGAGATATTCTTGTAGACTGGTGTAGGACGTGAAAAATTCTTCCCACTCCTCACCAGTCGCTTTGTCGATTAGAACGTAGGTCGGCATTTAGGCTTTTCTAATTGTCAGATAATATTCGGCACCAGGATCGAACTTGTTGTAGCAGTCGGGATTGGTGATGCTCATTTGCAGTTGGCCGCTTGGCGTCCACTTCGACCACGACTTATTTTCTTCACACTCGGCGGTCACAGCTTCGAACGCGACACGGATGTAAGGCGCATCCTCGGGAGTTGGCCGTTTGTCATACTGTGTGCTGACAGTTTGATTATAATCCTTATCAAAAATATGGATATAATCGCATCGGAATTTGGCGGTTACGGTATCAGTCATAATATTCATCCTCGTGATCTACGTCTTCGACTTGGACGTATCGGTTATCGCGTGACGCACTTTTCGCTTTCTTGCGGTTACGTCGTTCGCGTTCTCTTTGTTCGCGTTCCCAATCCATATCGTCGGGTTCATCCCAACGGTACTTTTGTTTTCCTGAACGGCTCATAGCGTTTCTTCTTTAGGTGCCTTCTTTTTACGTGATCGCTTGGGTTTCTCTTGCTTGGGCGGCAAGGAGTTCAAGACACTTTCAATGGTCTTATCGGTGACCCTGAATTCGTCAGGGTTCACCGTTTCCCCTACTTTCCCAATAGTCGTTTCTTCCACTTTTTGAATTTGTGGGAGAAACGTAACGTCGGGAAGTAAATCGGGGAACGCCTCCTTTATCACATCGTATTCGAGGTTTGGATAAGGGAGGGATTTCTTGATTGCGGCTTCGATGACGCGCACGTCCCCAGGACACAGCATTTCCAGAAGCTGAATGAACAGGTGCTCGCGCTTGGGGGGCGTCAGATTGGGGTTGCCGCCTTCGATAAACAAATACAGGCGACGCGCTTCGGCCAACAGAATGGTTTCTTGTTGCCCAACCTTATCGGGATGAAATGGGGGTAGGTCTGGACCTACAAGCCATTTGATTCCAGGATGAAGTGCATATTGTAACACAATTCGCAGGGCGTGGGTATCCTCTTGACGAAGAAATTTGACCCTTTCGTCCCTATTTTTTATTCCAGAGGCTTTCTCCAGAATTTCACTTATTCCAAGTTGATACATTAATTCTCTCTATATCGTATCTTAATTCCCAAAATAGTCGCAAGATTTTTTGAATCTCCCACCATCCACCGTCTTTGCAATTGTGATATACACAACGGCACCCACCATTGGTGTGCATTCCTTGAGCCTTACCTTTGAGATAACAGAAGCCATCTGAGCATCCTTTTATCTCATTCATCGCAGTATCGAATTGTTCAAGTCGTTCTTGTATGATTGTATTCATTTGTTCTTATTCCAATCAATAGCTAACTGTAAATTGTAACAATATCGTTTACCTTCGAATTCTACAACGAATTTAGGCATAAACGTTTTCATATCAACAGTCTGTGCCACGATAACAGATTTAGTATGAGGTTTGAACATGCGCGGAAGAACAGGGTGATTGATATCAGTAATCAGTTCAACGTCACCAAGGTCTTCTAAATCGGTTGGGTCAACGGCCGTTATTGATGTTCCGTCTTCATTAAATGCTATAACTGGTTTGGGTATTTTCATTCTTTAGAAATCCTGAACAGTATCGATAAATTCTCTCAAATTCTTATCGAAAAAATAATTGAATAACTTTGCCTTTGTCTTCTTGGGGCGGTCCTCAAATGTTTGAATAATGGGTAATTCAATCTTTTGCGGAATGCACTGTAGATCGATCAGTGTTCGGTTTCGTTCAAAGTTGCGTTTAAGCACTGAGGGATACTGACTTGGGCAAGTGTCGGTAAGGTATTTAATACGCGCCGTACCGAGTGTTCCTTGCCGCTTCCCCAACACAAGGCAATCATCTGGAGACGCAATATTAGGTATTCCATCAGACTTGTCCCCTTCGATGATGTGTTGTTTGAGGTAGGTGGTAGGGTCTGGATTGGAGACAAATTTCTTACCAACAGGGGAGAATTGCTTGATCCTCTTTTGCTTGTCGTGCAGTTGCACGAAATCGGTGTCGCCCGACAGGATCAGAATTTTTTGATCAGAATTGAGTTTGATCAAGGTAGCAATCACGTCGTCGGCTTCGGCGTTCTCAACATCGATGACCGTGTAGGGAAAGAACTCTTTCAGTTCGCCCTTGACAGTTTCAAAGGATGCAAAGGCTTGATCCCAATCGATCTTGGAGTTGGCCCGTTCCTTCTTGCGGTTCGCTTTGTAGTAGGGGAACACTTCCTTACGCCAGTTCTTTCGACTATCGCAGCATATAACCACTTCCCCCCAATCCCGAAATAACTTGCGGCTATAACCGCGTAGACTTCTCAGGATGCTATATCGAATGGTTTCATCGTTTATCGGCACCTTCGTCTTTTCCATTCGGAACAAGTTAGAGAAAGTGATTTGGTTCAAGTCAACAAGTATCACATTATGCTTTCGTTTGAGTGCTCGTAAAATTGAAATGTACCTTGGTATTCACATATACCCCGTCCGCTGATTCAGAAAAAATGTAGTTGGTAAGATCGTGCAAGAAATGTGCTTGTTCGTAATGACGACTGACCAGCGCCTTGGTGGCCTCAATCAGAAGTCCTATGTCTTTTTTATTGGGTGTCATATCAACACCGCTTCGCTGCAAATCCTCAATAATAAATTCAATGATATCGGTGCTAACATTATCTATAAGGTCCTGAGTAAGTGAATCAGCTATGGCTTGCTTTTGAACCTTGGTCCGTTTCGGCCCTTTCTTTCGCTTGAGCTTGGGAAAGAGGATAACGTTATCTTTATCGGTCATTTATTTGCCCTAAGTATCAGCACGTCGGCAGATATGCGCCCGTTCGCTGGAGTTGCCTTAGTCTTGAGGGCCTGAATGTCTTTCAACACCCTTACCTTCGTTGTATTTAGCAAATCGGCAAGCGTTTCAGGCTTGCGGATGACCTTGGTGAAGGATTTAGCGGGATCGAAGCCTATGACCGTGGTACCTTTGACAGACAGCTTTTCGGCCGTCTCCAGGTAGGTGATGCGCCGCGTCTTGACATTGAACAACCAGACGGACTGTGCCCCGATGATTTGCGACGGTGCGACCGAGGTCAACCGAAGCTCGGGATCGGACTCCTTGAAGCGCACCTTGGCCGTTAGTTGCTCGGCACTCTTGAGCTTCTTCTTGCGTGGCTTGCGGAGTTTGGTTTCCTTGCGGCTATTCTTGATGTAGGTTTCACAGTCGCGGATGATTGCCCCGACAAACTCGGTGTAAGCCTTGATTTGTTTTTTGGAGAGGTTGTCATAGGTGCCGATTTCACGTTGAAGATCGGCATAGTAATCGACGGCGGATCGAACTTGGGATCGATTGGCCTGAGTCTCGGTCAGATACTTGTAGAAATCATGAGGGGGTAGCTTGTAGTTGGACCGATAGAAATCGTCCAGGAAGCCTTCCAAATCCGCCAGCACCACATTCTCGGGCGGCGACTTGACCGTATCCTTGGTGGTTTCGGCCCAAACTTGACCCCCAATCAGTTCCTCAAGACGGGCATCTAAGTACCACACCACATCGGGCGGCAAGACAACACCGCCCATGTACATGCGGGCAATGGCACACATGGTCATGCTGATCTGATTGTCTTTGAGGGATTTGATGGTGCTTACGGCTTGAGGATATTTCTTCTCAGCGTAGGCTTCGATGGCATCGCGAAGTTTCGGGACTTCGCCGTTCTCATGATACCAGTATAGGGCATGAGCTAAATTAGCCCTATCGGTGATAAAACTTGAGCCCTGCGATGCGGGCTCGTCATTCTTGAACTTAAATTGATGGATTGCTTTTCGTGTCAGTCTTTGCATTCTTTATTCGGCCGATGGTGATGTTCTGTTCAATTCTGATATCCTTATTATGAAACCACCAGAATTCGCGTGTCTCACGCACAAAACATCCCCAGAGCGTATCGGAGTCAAATGAGTAGTCAGCCATGAAATACGCTTCGGCTTTACCTTTGGGAGTGTCTAATGTAATGGGAGGTTCTAAACGTAGTATCGTGGGAGTAGTTCTTAAAAGTTTGGTGGAATGCGACGGGAGTCGAACCCGCAATGTCGGTTTGCAAAACCGAAGTGTTCCCAATTACACCACGCCCCCATTTTACAAATGTTTGCGAATAGATTGTTAAGCTCGAAGGGTAGGGCTCGAACCTACGACGGGATTTCTCCTACGGATTAACAATCCGTTGCCTGCTACCAACTCGGCTACCTCCGAGCTTAACAATCTGATTTGCGAAAGTATTTAGTATACCATATTACAGTACAATAATCAAGGTAGTTGTTTCCATGCGGAACCACAACGAATATCAAGAACAGTACCTTTCGTAACCTTATATTTTTCGGATAATTCTGCGGCAGACAAAGAACTATATTTTATGGCATATGCGTCGTCATAAGAGAGTATCCTTTTTTTAAATCGACCTTTGGATACACAATCCTTCACATTATCTAAATGTGTTCCGAGGAATAAATGCTTGGGGTTTACACATAGAGGATTATCACATTCATGGCATACCAACAACTTTCCAGGTTCAATCCCATAATGTAGAACGTATGAAAATCTATGCACTCGGTAGTGTTTATTCTGAACGGTCCAAATTTCCCCGTAATCCCGCCCGTTCGTTCCACCTAACCAATTCCAACACTCATTCTCACCACGTTTATCAACTCGTGACCAAAATCGTGTGATATATTTTTCTTCAATCATGAAATAAAAAATCCTTAAATAATACTCAAATTATCGACCCATTCTTGTTTCAGGTCTTTTCCCCCAAATGCGTTCAAATCAATTGCATTACCTGTAATACCCTTGACGCCATGAGGCGCAGGGCCGACACCGTCGCCCGTGTATTGCCAGAGCCAATAGGTATGCCAGCCCACGGGAAGGGTCGCCTTAGGCCCATATTGGGGCATCCACAGCCTATGTGAGGCCAGGAATGGATCGGCGGTTTTGCCAAGTTTTTCTTTCAACAGACTGCCGCCATAGAGCTTCGGCTTCTGGCCTGTCTTGTCGCGCACCAATTGCAGGAATTGCTTGGCTTGCGCGAGACTCATGGTGCCCTTGGTGTTTTCTTCGAAGTCCAGGGCTAAGAGTGTCGTGCCATCGGGATCGGCATAGTCGAGAAAATAATTGACTTGCGCTTCGACAGGTCCCGAATGACAAAAATGATAAGCACCCCACAATAGACCGTTATCCAAGGCCCATTGACGGCGTGCTTTGTAAGTCGCGTCTTTGTAGTAGGTGCCTTCAGTAGCCTTGTGAATGATGCCTCGAATGCCAGCATCATAAACGGCCTTCATGTCGGTGACTTGATTGTGGTGAGATAGATCGGTAACGAGAGGTATCATAGGCGGTTCCTTAGTAGGTTTACCGCCTATTTAGTCAATATTTTCAAATTCCACTATGCCATTGCTTTTTACTTGCAACAAACATCGGCGAACCGCTGCCCTAATAACACCAGTTCTGGTACTATTGAGAGACTTTGCAACTTTGTCTATTTCCGCGATCATTTCATTAGATAACCAAAGAGGAATTTGAGACATTCCTTCGCGCTTTTTAGGCATCGTTGATCAGCCCCTCAGGTTCGGTTTCGATGATATCAGCTATTTCGTTGAAGTCCGTGCCGCTATCGTTGACCGAGGTCAGAGCAACCGTTGGATAGGGACCATAGTATCCGCAGTTGGTTCGGAGCCCGAGCCAATCCCTGACTTCATCGGGAAGGATATTGCTAATCTGGTTACGCGTGCTATCGGGGTCTTCGCCGTCTTCAAGTTCGCGATACACAAAATATTCGCCTTCCCATTGGACGAACTTCGGCGCATCACCTGATTTCATCCAAAGGTCACAGGCGACTCCGAGACAACAGAATCCATCTTCATAACGAAGTTGACTCGTTGCCTGTTTGTAGTCCCCCGACCGCAAGGCATCGATCCAGAGCTTGCGGTGTTCCTTCTGTTGTTCCTTAGTCCACATTGCGAATCAACTTTTTCGGTTCATCTTCAATAATATCGGCGATCTGTTTGAAGGTTTTGCCGCTGTCATTCAGGCCAGAAAGGGAATCGGAAGTATAAAACTTACCGTCAATCTTCTCACAGTTCCAATGGCTTTCTTC